TCACTCCGCCGCCAGTGTCGTCGTGTCGGCCTGTCTATCTGGCGACAGGCCGACATGCCTACAGGCCCAAAGCATCAGCGCACGCGCTTCCTCGGCCGCCTTGCCGCCCGGCTCGTATTCCGTGGCGGTGCGGCCATCGATGACGGCGTGGGAGAAGGCGATCCGGTTGTGCAGCACCACCGGTGCAATCTGGGCGCCTTCTTCCGTGAGGCCGGCGCTGGCCTCGGCGACGAGCGCGCTACGGACCGGTGCGGCCGACAGGACGATGTAGGCCGCCCTCTTCTCGATCCGGACGAGCTCGCGTGTGGTGGCGATCGCCGCGAGGTCGAAGGCCGACGGGCGGCACGGGATCAGCACGAGGTCGGAGGCGCGGATCGCGGTGAGCGCTGCGCCGTCGGCGTTCGGCGCCGTGTCGATCACCACCAGGTCAGCGCCGGCGGCCCGCGCCGTGTCCAACGTCTTGGCCAGCCGGGCCGGCTGGATCGACACGACCTCGGGCTCCTCGGCCGTGCGATCGTCGGACCAGCGGGCAGCGCTCGCCTGTGGATCCATGTCGATGATCGCCACGCTCAAGCCCGCGGCCTGTGCTGCGACCGCGAGGTGGACGGCGATCGTCGTCTTGCCGGCACCGCCCTTCTGGCTCACCACAGAGATTGTCCGCATGTCGGCACGTCCGTTCGTCGGCCTGTCGGCCTGCCTACACGTAGGTTCATCTTCAGACCTTAAGCGTTCGTGTACGCAGCGGCGATAGGGCTGCGTGGACGCTGAGATGCGTCTGAGATAGCTGTCGGCGATGGCCAAAGACCCCGCGACCGTCTCCGAGCTGCGCAAGGCCGCCGAGATCACCGACCAGGAGATCGACGCTGCGGTCGACGCTGTTCTCGCGGATCTGGCGACCGAGGCCTACCCGCTCGCGAAGGGCTGGACCCTCGACCTCGTCGAGACGCTCCGGACGAACACGCGCGCGGCCGAAGCGCTCACCACCGACAAGCCGGCGTGGAAGCGCAACATGGTCCGGACCGCGATCCTGCTGGCGCACCCGGTGAAGGGATGACGGAGACAGTGCTGTGACGCCAGCCGAATACGTTCAGGTGGTCGTCATGCCCACGGTGCGGGAGTTCATGCAGAATACCGGTGACCGACGGCTGGCTTACCTTTCCGCGATCGCCGCCTTTCACATCCCCGACTATCTGTCGCGCACCGCTCCGCCAGCCATCAAGCCCGAGGCCGAGCTGAAGCGCATCCGCAAGGTGCTGCGTTCGGACCTGCCCTCCTATTATGATGCGATTGATGGGATGGCGAACGGGACCAAGCACTGCGGCAGGGACTTCGGTGTGCCGTTCAAACCCGGCGACGAGAGATATGTCCAGGCGTTCGCCGCTGATGTGGAGGGCGCTGGTGCTGACCAGGGGCGCTGGGATGGTTCGGGCCTTCTTGTGACCGTAGGCGATGAGCAGGTCTTCGTGGACAATGCCCTCGGGTACTTCCTGTTGGCGTGCTCGCAGCGCTTCCCCGATTATATCCCGAAGATCAAGCCATCGGATTGGGACCCGAAGTTCGGATTGATCGGCTGACAGATGCGGGACGACGAGGCCGACCCGATCATAGAGGCGGTCGCCGCGCTACGAGCCGCCGGCGTCGCGGTTGCGCCAATCGGCGACAAGCTCGAACGCTGGCAGATCGGCGACCTGGTCTTCACGGATGCGGATCTGTGGCGCCTCGCCGCGAGCCGCGGACTCGTCGAGGGTTCCGATGGCTGAGCAGCCGGCCAACCCATTCGGCCTCTCCCTCCCGCTACGCATCGAACGCCTGGAGGAAGCGATCAAGGTGGTGGACGCCAACGGGAAGGCCTGCGCCTATTTCTACATCTGCGCAGAGCGAGAGCGAAGGCTTCAGACCAGGCGGTTGTCGCCAGAGGAAGGCGTTGAGGCTGCTAGGATTTGCGCACGGGCGCTGACGGACGCGTTGGAAGGGCGAGGATAAGGGGAGAGGATGCACGACGATTTCGCTGCACAACACCGCAAACTCGCTACAGCCCTTTTTCACATGCGTGGGCTCTGGAGCCAACCTCGGTTCTAGGCTAACACTGGCTACGGCAGTGCTGCAATTCTGCCAGCATAAAAACACTCGATAGCATAAGTATAATAAGCCTAGTTTTTAGCAACTTGCACAGCCGGAGATGTAGATGTTCGATGGTCATTATGTCGAGTGGAGGATTAAGAGGATTGCCGCCCTTGTCGAATACTATGGCGAAGGATGGTTCAGAGGCAAGCGTATCTTGGAACTTGGTTGTGGGTACGGAGATATTGGGGCCGCTCTTTGGGCCCTGGGGGCCGATGTAACCCTTTCTGAAGGGCGTCCCGAGCACGTGGAGGCTATTCGAAATAGGTTGCCTATGCTCGGATCAAATAAAGTAGTATTGTGCAATCTGGAAAACGGACTTGTTTTCGATAGGGATATCGGTCATTTTGATCTAATTATCCATTTTGGCGTTCTGTATCATCTTAATGACTGGCAGACTTCGCTGGCCGGGTGTTTCGAGATTTGCAAATATCTCGTATTGGAAACTGAGGTCTGCGATAGTGATGATCCACATTTTGAGATAAAAATCGAAGAAAACAAAGACGGATACGATCAATCTATAGTCGGGATAGGTTCCAGGCCGTCAGCCGATATGGTTGAGCAGTTTTTTAAAGGCAATAACATTAACTATCACCGACTCCGTGATAATAGATGCAATTCTGGCATGCATAGATACGACTGGGTTGTTCAGAATAAAAAAAATTGGGAAAATGGACTGCGGAGGATGTGGTTTTGCGGCAGGGACAAGGTGCGCCCATGATTGCAATGCTACAGCCCACTGTCGCACTTCGTGAGCACCGGGTTAGCTGAAGGCTGGAGCGGCCCGTTGAAGAACCGAAGTCACCGGCTCTGAAGCCGCGCTGACGGACGGGCACGAAAAAGCCCGCGCCGGCGAACCGCGCGGGCTCCTCAGGCTCGGCACCCTGGGGGAGAAAGTCGAGCTTGATCCTAGAGATATCGCGGCAGCGGTTGAAGGAAAGCCCGGCGCGGTGGGGCGGAAGTGGGGAGGAGCCTAGCTGCCGCCTGCGGCGGGTCAGTACGTTGGCCGGATCCAAGGAACCAATGGCGACCTGCAGTACGGCTCGTGGACCTGGAGCTGCACCGGCTGCCAGCGCGGGCACGAAGCCGACGGCGTCCGACCGCTGAACGGCATGGCCGACACCCGGGACGAGGCGATTGAGGCCCTGGCGGCCGCCTGGGCTCGGGCGAAGGCCTGGAGTGCGCGGGCCGGACTGCCGCTGGTGCCGGGCGGCTCATGACCGACGAGCAGAAGGGCTACCTGAAGGCGCTGTCCGATGTGCGCGCATGGCACCAGTTGCAGATCGGGCAGAAGTTCGAAGACACGCGAGGCCGGGAAGGCCCTGAAGCGGCCGTCGCTTGGCTCGATCTGCTCATCGCCGCGACAGAGGAGCGCGCGGCCGAGGATGAGGCCGAGCAACATGCGCAGCGTCATCCGTCCACGTCACCAAGGAGTCGCCGATGACGCATTCGCTCGCAACTGGCCGGCGCACGCCGCTGCCGATCCACTCGCGCAATCCGCGCCGCGCCTACGACGTCGACGGCTATGAGATCACGCCGATGACGTTCCAGCAGGCGATGGACAAGGGGGTGCGAGCGGTCCGGGTGATCTGCGACTGCGGCTGCGTCGACGAGACGCCGATCTACGTGGGGGCGTGGCCGTCCACGAGCTTCGTGCCCGATGCCGGCATGACGCTTCGGTGCGGCGCCTGCTCGAAGCCTGATCCGCAGACGGTGCCCGCGTGGCCCAAGAAAGACGGCAACTAGAGCAGGCCGCCCGCCGGCCCGCCGGTCAGCGACTTGCCCGCGCGGGTGACCAGCTTCGAGAACGCCAGCGCGGCGGCCGACGCCTGCGCCTCCGACGGAAAAGTCCGGTCCGATTCCGTCACCGGCATGTGCGCTGCGTCGAGCAGCACCCAGGTCCAGAGGTGGCGGCCAGTGGATCGGATCTCGAAGCGCATTGTGGGCTCGGTATGCGAGTGGACATACCGGCATGATGCGCTGCGAAAAGGCCTTCCGCGTTAATGGCTTGGCGGACGCAACAACCTGTGCCGGCTAAGACTGTGGTTGCCCCCGACATCCTCGCAGATCACAGGCGCGATCAGCCGCGGCCCTTTGCGGCATACTCCCAGACCGGCGGCCCCCACGTCTGACCCGGCTTGGTCCGGTACCCGGAGAAGCGGTCGAACACGATCCGGTCCGGCTCGACGCCGACCGCCTTGCTGTCGTTGACCATCAGAGCCCCGGCATACTCGACGCGCAGGAAGCCGTGCTCCGGGTGGACGCCAAAGAGCTGCGGCGCCGTCCAGCCGAGCCGGTGCGCCTCGGCGCCGTGCTCGTCGATGAACGCCAGCGCGTTCGCCCGCATCGCCGCCCATCGCGCCGGCAGGAGATACCGGCACGGCGAGGCGTGCTCGGACAGGCGCTCGATCTGGTCGCGCCATGAAGCCACGGCGGGCGGGAGGGCAGCGGGGGCGAGGCTGGCTGACATGCCGGCGGCGGTACCGCGGGCCCCTTAACGAAATAGGGCGAGCGCTTGTGGAAGCGAAACAGTCTCGCCATGCTGGATCGCATAAGTCCTACAGCGCCGCATAGGCGCGCAGCTCCAACGATCCGAACTGGCTTGGGTCCTGAACCTCAGCTACCAGAGCGCTTACGGGCGGGAAGGTAGTCCCACACGTTAACAGCGATGATAAACCCGACGAAAAACAGGCACCCTGATAAGAAGAGCCATTGAGGCAACATGTCTACCGACGACTTTCTGTGGTGGTCTAACGTAATTTACCTTTTCTCGCTTGCCGCCGCGTTGATCGCGAGTTTCTGGCTTTGGCGTTTAAGCTTGCGTTACGAAACGGGCTCCGACCGTCCTAAGTTGCGTCAGAGCGCAAATAAGCTCCAGCTGAGCTTCTCAGCCGTGGCCGCCCTGGCGAGCTTGGCGCTATGGCAGTTTTCCCTCCGGGCAAGCCACGAGGCCGACGCAAGAGTAGCTGATGCGGACAAAGCTGGAAAGCAGGCCGCTGAGGTCGCTGCCACAGCCAAGGAGCGGACTGCGCTACTGGAGCGCGAAGCCGAAGAGGCCCGGGAGCGAACCGCGCAGATTGACGGCTCCAATTTGCAACTCCAACGCATAGTGGAGCAAGAGCATAGTGCCCGCCTCAAGTTGGAAGGCGCAATGGCATCCAGGCATATCTTGCCCGGCCAGCGGTTTGCCATTGCCGAAGCGCTTTCAAAAATCACAGATCCACTTTATGTGAATGTGATTTGTCTACAGGATCCTGAGTCAAGAAATTTTGCCAGAGAAATTACCCAAGCGCTCGCTGACGCGCATGTGATCGTCCACGCCACGGTTATAAATGTCATGCCACAATATGGCATTGGTATCACAACGAAGCCGGGCAACCCAGTGATCGAGGCTCTAAAATCTGCAAATCTGCAGCCGGCCGTAAACTACACAAATGACGACCACACGCAGCTCTTTGTAGGACTGAAACCACCAGGTTTGTAGATCTTGGATCCGGAAACGACGAAAGGCGCCCCGGCCGAAGCCAGGGCGCCCAGGGCAGTGTGAAGTAGGGTGTGAAGCGGCGCTACCGGCGCGCTGGCGCCCGGGCGTCCCGTTCGATCTCGTCGATCCGGCGCTGCATGCCCTGGATGGTGTCGCGCGGGGTGTTGAGGTCGTAGAGCCCCTGCCGGTTCTGATCGGACTGACGCTGCAAATCCGCATCGCGGGCGCGCTGGGCGGCCCACATCTGCTCGTGCTCGCCGCGGGGGACGATCTGCTTGGATACCGTGTCGAGATCGCGCTCGATCCGCTCGACCCGCGCGTCCGACAGACGCTGGAGATCGTCCCGGCGCTGGGTGATGACGGAGAAGCGCGCGTCTAGGTCCTCGCGGGGCACGTAGCGATCGGCGCGCGCCTCCATCTTCACGAGCGAGGCCTTCAGGTCGGCGATGCCGTCGCCCAGCGGACGGAAGGCGAGGCCGCCAATCGACGCGATGACAGTGAGCATGATGCCGGCGAACGTCCCGATCACGCCCCACGGGATGCGATCTCGGGAATCGAGCTTCCCGACGATGGTCTTGATCCCATCCTCGATCCCGCCGACCCGCACCTCGAGCGAGGTGATGCGCTCGTCCATCGGCCGTCCGGTCATGGGCTGGATCTGCTGCTGCTGGAGCTGTGCGGTCATGGTCCTGGCCCCCAAGGCCGGAGAGTCGCGCGCCGGTGTTCCGGTCGCGCGGAGAGAGACCCCGTCCCACGTGCGCGAGGGGCCGAATGTCAGAGTGGGAAGCCCGTGAAACTTTCACGGGCTTTGGGTGCCGGTCAGGGCTTGGCGAAGTCCCGGTGCACGGCCTCGATCCAGGCAAGCGCGCGCAGCCCGCACGCGGTCTTGGCACGATCTTGGATCTTCGCCCGACCGATAATCCGCACGACGTCGGCGGTGCTCAGCGCCCGGTCCGGGATCTCCGGAAAGGACCGCTTCAGGCAGGCGGCGACATCGGAGGGCGGCTCGGGCAGGATCACGCGGATCTCGGCCGGCGCGCTGACGTCGAGCGCGGGGACCGGCTCAGAGTGCACGCAGGCGGCGAGCGAGATCGCGAGGAACGGCAGGATGAGTGCCGCGCGGATCGTGGGCGAGCGCATCGTTCAGGTCCTTCAGCTGGGCGTTGTCGGCCTGGGCAGCCGCCAGATCGCGGGTCGCCTGCTCGGCCAGATCTTTGGTGATCGCCTCGGCCTTCTCGGCGCGCTCGCGCTCGGCCTTCAGGTTGGCGGCGGCGACGACCTTAAAGGCGTCGTGCGCGCCCTTGGCCTCGGCCGCCTGCCAGATTGCGGCGCCGGTGATGAGGAGCGCGCCGACGCCGATCAGCGGCATCTTCAGCCGCTCGGGCACGAACATCGCGCCGACGAAGGCGACGACGACGCAGGCGATCCCGCACGCGCCGACGATCGACGCGAGCGGCGAGAACGCCGCCCACGCCTGGAACAGGAAACCGAGCATGGGTCAGACCCCCTTGAGGCAGAGCGCTTCCTCGGCCTTGCGCCGCCGCACGAGGCCGGCGACGACGCGGCCGCCGGCGCGGTCGAACTTGAGGATGGCGTGGCAGGCCGCGCGGCGGTCGCCGGCGTTGTAGAGGCGCACGACCGAGCTCTTGCAGAAGCCGCCCGAGCCGATGTTGTAGGAGAGGCTCAGGAACGCCGCGTAGGTATCGTCGCCCATCGGCCGGGTGACACACCGCTCCATCGCCGGGGCGAAGTCCTCGGTCAGCCGCTTGAGCAGCATCGCCTCGCACTGCGGCTTCGAGACCGTCATGCCCATGCGGACACCCTTGGTCTCGCCGATGCAGATCGTCGGCACGCCGATCGAGTCGCGATAGGCCGAGGTGCGCAGCCCCTCGAAGCCGGTGATCGTGGTGCAGCACAGCGCCGCGAGCGCGGTGCCGGCGATGAGGCGGCCCTTGGCCTGGGGCGGCAGCTTCGCCACGGCTGCGGCGGACCGGCGGAAGATGGATGCGAGCATCACGCGCCTCCGCCGTTGACGTTGCCCTGCGGCATCAGCCGCGCGCCCACGGCCGCGACCGTGAAGAAGAGAGCCGCAGCCGCGACCCACGGGCGGACCGCGGCCGGCGCGTCGGTGAAGAAGCTGCAGGCCTCCGCGAGCCCGTCGCAGAGCGCGGCGAGCAGCATGAAGCGCACGCTCCAGGCGCGGAGCAGCAGCTCACGCCAGTTCTCGTGCAGGCGCGCGCGGACGGCCGCGCCGAGGCGCGCGAGGAACGCGGACATCGGGTGTCTCCTGGTCAGAACGGGATGGAGAGGCGCAGGCGCAGCGGCGCGAGCTCGTCGAGCTCCAGGGTGCGCAGGCGGCCGGCGTCGTGGATGAGCAGGCCGTTCGGCGCGATTGGCGCCGCGGCCAGAAGGCTCGCAGCACTCGGCCGGGCCGGTAGGTGCGGGATGCGCGGGCGGGCGGTGGCCGCGGCCGGCGCGCCTGCCACCAGGACGCCGGCGAGCGCCGCCAGAATCCGGACGCGCATCAGCGCGCGTCCGCGACGCGGCGCCCGGACGGCACGACCTCGACCCGCACCCGGGCGAGGCCGCAGGCACCGAGCGCGCGGCACGATCCGGTCGACAGGTCGATCAGCCGCCCGAGCCGACGATGCGGGCCGCGATCGTTGACGCGGACGACGATGCTCCGGCCGGTGGCGAGGTGCGTCACCCGGAGCCGCGTATTGAACGGGACGTCCCAGATCGCCGCCGTCCGGCCCATCGGCTTGAACCGCTCGCCGTTCGCGGTCAGGCCCTTCGGGTTGATGCGGAAGATCTCGCGGCCGTAGGTCGAGGCGATCCCCTCCCAGGCGCGGGCGTGGCCGGGCACGAGCAGCAGCGCGCAGGCGATCGCCGCCCGCAGCGCGAGGCGCTGGAGGATCATGGTGGTCTCCGGAAGCGTGGTAGGGGGCGGCGCGGCTCGCCGTGTTTCACCGATCCCCGCGTGCGGGGCGGCTCCAGCCCGGAAGGGCGGAGGGCGGCGGGCCGCCACCGTTCCCGAAATCTTCGGGAACGGTCGGGCCTCAGGCGGACGGCGCGCCTACCGCAGCGCGGTGATGTCGAAGGTGACCGGCGTCGTGCCGGCGGAGAGCGCCAGCGTGGTCTTGAACGAGACGGCGACCGTCCCGTCGGCGGTGACCAGCGGCAGGCCCATCTCAAGGCCTGCCGGCAGCTTGGCCCGGACCTCGACCTGCTCGCCGGCCTTGAGGACATCGCCGGCCCGCGCCGGCACGAGGCCGGTCAGCGTCAGCGTGAAGCTCGCGAGCGCGGCCGCGTTGGGGAGCTTGGCCGACGCGGTGAAGTGCGCGACCTCCTCGGGCCGGCCCTCGAGCGCCGCGAGGCGGGCGAGGATCGGGGCGAGCGTGGCCGGCACGCCGAGCAGGTCGAGCACGGCGGACAGCGGCGCCATGTAGAAGCGCCCATCCTTCAGGACCCGGACCATCTCGGTGCCGTCGAGCGGCTGGCGGTAGATTGGGAGCGGCGTCATAGGGTCAGCTCGGCAGCGTGACGGCTGCAAACGCTGCGTCGACCTGTGCCGTCGTGGTCACCGTCCCTGCCACGCGCCCCTCGTCGAGCTTGCGGTAGGCGGAGTAGCAGGCCTGCACCCACTGACCGACGGCAATCGCCACCGTCTGCATGGTCTGGCTGTCGATCGCGACCCAGCCGGACGCGGCCTTGAAGTCGATCGACTTGTCGGGCTGTGCTTGGCTCAGCGCGTAGGCGCCGTCGATCAGGCCGCGGCTCTCGGCATCGGTCTTGATCCGCATGCCCCCGATCGTCACGCCGCCATCGCGAAGAGCCGCGTGGGCGTTCGCGATGTAGGCGGCGAGATCGACGCCCGTGTAGGCCGCGATCAGCGCGGTCGCTGTCTGCCTCTGCACACCCGTAGCGCTGGGATCGAAGTCGATCCGCCACGTGGACCGGTCGTTCGAATCGGCCGTCGACACGCCGAGGATCGGGCAGACGGCCGCGATAGCGGCGTGGAGCGCCTGAATATCCATGGTCGGCCCTCAGAACGTCGTCAGCACGTCGAGTTGCGCGCGGTTGTTGACGAAGGTCGATGTGCTGTTGGCGGCGTCGGTCGCCTCCAGAGCCTGGAGGAAATGCAGTCCCACTCCGGGAAGGCCGGCGTAGCGGGCAAGCGTCGTCGCGTTTGCGTTCGCCTCAAGCCCCAGCATCGCGCCGGGTGCGTTGGCGGCCGTGCTGTCGAGTCCGATCCCGAGGTAGCTGACCCCACTGCCGTTCGCGGCCTGCGAGATCAGCGACGCGATCACCCCGTCGACGTCGAGGCCGCGCACCACGGTCGCGCGCCACGTCGTGGAATTGGCATAGGCCCGCAACGTCGCGGAGGCGTAGGAGTGGCTGGCGTTGGTGTCCTGGACGTTCAGGGCCACCGGCTTGCGGTCGAAGGCATTCCACAGTCCTACCCAAGCCGCGCCACCGTTGGCCGCCGCCGAGCCTGGGTTGAATGAGACCGTGGCGCCCGAGGGGTCGGTCACGATCGTGCCGACCCAAGTGCCAAAGCCCGCGGCCGGCCCGTTCGCGATTGCGACCGCGTTGCGCAGCAGGCCGTTGACGCGGGAGAGCGCAGTAGAGCCCGCGCCGGCCCCGCGCGCGGTATTCGAGCCCGCCGTGGCGCCGGCCGCCCACGCGGGCCCGCGGGTGACACGGACCGTCCCGGCATCGTTCCAGGCGAAGAGATCGTAGACGTTGCCGGCCGCGGCCGCGGCGGGGCTCTTTGCCGTGTCCGAGAGCGCCTGCGAGACCTCGGCGAAGGCGGTCATCACGTCGGACGACCCGTTCCACAGCGGGATCAGATTGCCCTGAGCCGGGGTATACAGGACGCTCGTCGCCGCGTTCACTGCGGCCGTCAGCACCGGCACGCCGGGGGTGAGCGTCAGGCGACCCTGTGGGGCGGCGAACGCCGTGGCCGACGACCCGTCAGAGCCCTTGGTCGCGAGCTTAGTCCACTTCGTCGCGTCGAAGGTCGCGGTCGAGGTGTGGCTCGTTGAGCAGACGTAACTCTCGCCACCGTAGGTGACGGTCGAGGCCGGCGCGGTCGCCGCGTAGGCGGTCAAAGCAGCCCAGGCGACGGGCGGGGTCTGCCAGGTCTGAGGGCCGGTCGGGCCGGTAGCCCCCTGCGGTCCGGCGGGTCCGGACGGTCCGGTGGCTCCGGTGTCGCCCTGCGGCCCCGCAGGGCCGCCGAGATACACCGCGGGGGCCGCGGGCGTGGTCCTGCGGATCGCCATGCGGATGCCCTCAGGAGCCGAGTTGCGCGGCGACCGCGACGTGGTGGATCGTGCCGTAGAAGGCCGGGACGGTAAGCCCGGTGGCCGGGTCGGTGGCCAGGATCGAGTAGGGGTAGGTTCCGGTCGGGCACCGCGCCAACGCGGCCTTGAGCACGCGCATGGCGATCACGCCGGACGTCCCGCCGTTGATGATCGTGGGCGTAGCGTCCGCGGTGGAGGCCTGGAGCGCGAACGTCGCCGATCCCAGGCCGGCGCGGCAGTCGAGGTCGAACCGGAGCCCAGAGAGGTCGACCGGCGCGGGCAGGACGCCGACCGCGAAGCTGTCGCCGACCGCGAACGGCGTCGCACCCTGCGTCACCGTCAAAGTGATGCCGCCGGCGTACAGGGGGACGCCGGTCGCGCCCTGTGCGATCAGCGCTCCATTCGGGTCCGCCACGCTGAATTGAGCCAAAGCGCCGGCCGTGATCACCGTGACGCGGTAGGCGCCCAGCGGCGTCCCGCCCACGATCGATGCGACGGTGAGCGTGCCGGTCCCGATGTTGGTGGAGGCCGCGGCGATCCCGCCCAGGCCCGCCTGTCCGATCACCGGGAGCGGATCGAGCCAGTCGCAAGTCTGCTGGGTCTCGAAATCGACCGGCTGCGGCTGGATCAGGGTGAGGCTCGACATCCACCGCACCTCAGGCGATCGGCATGAAAAAGCCGCCCGGAGGCGGCGCGGACGGCAGCGTTCAGGACCGACGGGCTATGGCAGCGGCGGCCAGTCAATGCTCGCGGCCACCTCGCACGCCGCCGTCACGTCTGCCGCCGCGTCGATCGCCGCCTTGCCCTTCAGACGTGCGCTGCGGATTGCGGCGCCCACCTTCTGGTAGGCGTCATAGGCCGCGAGGGCGGCGCGCGCCTCTCCGGCAACATCGACGGTCGCCCGCTCGGTTTTCGGGTCGAGGTTGGTCCCGATCGAGCCCGCCAACATCGGGAAGGCCGTCGGGTCGAGGTCGGCGGCGGCGTTGGCCGCCAGCGCGTTGGCGATCTGGACGGCCTCGTTATAGACCTCCTGATACTCCATCGCCTGACCGGACCCCGGCGTGATGAGCTCCAGGCGCAGCTTCTCAGCCTCGTCATCGACCTGCTTCTTCAGCACGGGCCTGACGGCGGCGAGGATGGCGTCGGCGGGGACGCCGGCCGCGGTGAGCTGATCGAGCGTAGCATCGACCATGCGCCCGCCATCGTGCGGGACGGTGAGCAAGGGAAGGTTCACGGGACAGTCTCCGGCGATGGCGCGGGCAGTGGAAGTGGGGGAGGCAGAAGCCTCCTCACGCGCTCGTCAGGTTCGAGCGGTAGAGCACGCCGTTCGGGTTCTGGCCGGCGGAGACGGAGTAGAACAGGTGCCCCGGGGTCGAGCCGGAGAGGGTGCTGCCGCCGATGTAGCCGCCGGCCTGCGCGTTACCGGCCGCGTTACCTATCAGCGCGCCGGGCGCGCTACCGGCCGTCGCAACCGTGCAGGCCGAGAGAACGACGTTGCCGCCGTTGATGACCCGGAAATGATCGAAGATCGCCACCCCGGATGGGATGTCGGGCATCAAGATGTAGCAGTAGCTGAAGGACAGGTTCAGACTGTACAGGAAGGCGCCCGCTGCACAGCGCCCCTGAGGCAACGGGCTGTTGTTCGCCTCGCCCTTCAGGGTCACTCCGCGCAGCGTGTACCCGGTGATATTGCCGGCAGCATCCGCGGTCACGCCCTGGATCGTGTTGTTGTTGAAGAGGTTCTGACGCAGGTTCCAGGTGACGTCGCCGAGCAGGTAGATCGTCAGCGAGTACGACTGCGTCTTGGCCAGCGCGGCGTCGAGCGTCTTGTAGGCTTTGCCCGGCAGGGTGCCGTCGTTGGCATCATTGCCGTTGAGCGGATCAACCCACACGACCAGGGCTGCGGGCTTCGTGAGGATGACGGACATGGCCGTCGCGGCCTGGTCGCTCACGACCGGGGCGCCCATGCGGAAGGCCGTCCCATCGAAGCGGAACTTGAACGGCACGTTCGCCGGCACATCGCCGGCCTGAAGCGCGCCGCCGGCCTTGCCGAGGAGGTTGACCTTCCCCGGCAGCGTGCCGAAGCCCGTCATCGTCACGGTCATCGGGCCGGTGTTCGGCGCGCTGATGGCGCCGGAGAACTCCATGCCGATCAGGAGGGCCGGCCAGATCACCGAACCGGGCAGCGCGGTGACGAGGTCGTTGACGGTGGCGGGCTGGCCGATCGTCCCGAGCCACGTGCCACGGGACACGGCCTGGGACGCCTGCGCCGTATCGGAGCCGTCGGCGCTGTCGGACAGCCCGCTGGCGCGCTGAAGGTTCAGGAGCTCCTTCTGCGGGTCGAGAAACAGGCCGAAAGGCGGGTACGACCCGTCCGTTCCGGTAGACGGGTTGCCGTTCGCCCAGGCGAGCGCCGGGTTCTCGATGCCCGTCACCGGGTCGAGCGGATAGTGCTGCTTCACGGGGGAGCTCCGGGAGGGCCGGGATCAGATGTCGGAGGCGACGACGCGCAGGATCGGGTCGGCCCCGAAGCGCGAGGTGCCGGAGTTGAACCGCTCGACGCTCAAGGTCGGTGCGGCGTCGTGGTAGTCGAACAGGACCAGCGTGTGGGCGGGCTTGAGCCGCCCGAAGATGCACTCCAGATCCTCGGCCTTGCGGACCTCGAGGATGGCATCGCGGCCGAAGGAGGACGTGCCGAACTGGAAGCGCGTCGTGCGCCCGCCGTTGACGCGCACGGTCCAGTAGAAGCGGACCCAGGGCGGGGCGATCCGCCCGTGTGAGCTCCCGAAGGCCGAGAGCCCGAACTGGAACGGCACGTACTCGGTGATCGTAATCTGGTAGCCGAGCGAGGCCGCCACCCCGATGAAGAAGGCGCGCGACTGGCCGCCCTGCATCGCGATCTTCTGCACGAGCGCCTGGCGCCGCTCGGTCAGGGTCTGGACGACCGGCACGCACGGGTCCGGCAGTCCGTAGGCCCGTTCCCAGTCCGCGAGCAGCTCGTAGGTGAAGCGCGGGTCGGCCTCGATCTGCAGCAGGTCGGCCGCGCGCGGATCGACAACCGCGCCCCAGATCTCCGCTTGGCCTCGCACGAGCTGCATCAGGCAGCCATCGGGATCGCGCGACCACGCCTCGCCGGTCGGCAGCAGGCGGGCGAAGGCCTGCGCGTAATCCTCGCCGTCGCGCCGGATGAACCCGTCGCTCATGTGAACGCGATCCCGCCGCCGAACTGGGCCTTCAGCGAGGCGATCGAGCCGCGGTTCGCCATCACGAAATCCCCGGTCGCGAGATCGAAGGTCACGTCGCCGACGGCCTCGGAGATCGCGTCGGAGATCCAGCAGGCGAAGATTGTCTGGCCCGGCGCGGCGCGCTCCAGCAGCATCGCCTGGAGCGCCGCCTCGATCGCCAGGCGCAGCGAGGGCGTGTCGGCGGACAGGTTCAGGATCCGCGGCACGATCCCCTGCGGGATCGACGGCGGCACGAACAGGTCGGCCACCGTCACGGGCCGGACCGTGTCGAGGTAGGCCTTGGCGAGCGCGCAGTCGTCGGCGGTGGGCAGGCCGTCGCTCGACGCCCGCAGCACGTCGCAGGCGAAGCGCACCGTGACGGTGCCGGGGCCCATCTCGCAGGGCGCGACCCACACCCGGGACACGCCCGGCAGCGACAGGGTCCATTGCTGGTAGTCGGTGACGCACCCGCCCATCGGCGGGTTGCGGATCCGCAGCAGGATGCGCGCGCGCAGGTCCTCGTCGCTCTCGGTGTCGGCGCCGCCGTCAATCAGAACGACGGTGGCCTGCGCGTTGACGCTGGACACCGCGACCGTGAGCGAGAGCAGGGCGCCCTGGTCGCGATTGCCGATGGCGCCGGCGGTCAGGCATGTGACCGCCACGGGCGTCGTGGTGGCCGATAGATAGACGTCGGCCGCTGTCTGGTACTGGATCCCGTCCGAGGTCGCGAGCGGCGTGCCGGCCGGCAGGAGCGTGCCGGGCGTGCCGGTGACCGTGATCCTGCCCGCGGCGAAGGTCGCCGCCTTACGGCCGCCGAACAGGATGTTGGCCCAGCGGTCGAGCCAGCCCTTCTCCGCCATGTCGGGCAGGAGGTTCTTGGCGAGCCACGCGAGGTACTTCAGGTTCAGGAACGCGCCGCCGGCGTTCTGGTCCGAGAGCACGCGCAGCGCGCTGTTCGGGACGCTCGCGTCGGCGCCCTCAAGGAAGGCGGCCAGGAAGTCGCGGTTCTGCCGGCGCACGCTCGGCAGGTCCGGCAGGGTGAACGGCATGGGACAGTCTCGGGCGCGCCGCGGTGGCGGCTTCCAGCGGGTCGGCTTGGGCGGTGGCGGTGGTGGCGGCCGGTCAGCCGGTCGGCGCGGACACGACGATCCCGGCCCACAGATCCGAAAATCTCAGATCCAGAAGAAGCTCGTCGCCGCGATACATCACGATGCGCGCCTCGATCCGCTCGACGCCGGCGCGCACTACAGTGACGTCAAGGCGGCTGGCGATCCGCCGGTCCAGGAACGGCTGGAGCGCCTCGCGGATGTAGTCCTCGATCTGGACCGTCGTGGCGCCCTTGCGGGCGGCCACCCCGGTGATCGTGGTCCGGGACAGGAGCCAGAGCTTCGAGCCGATCGGCCAGCCGTCCCAGATCTCTTTCGCGTCGACGTCGCCCCACCAGCCGCGGCGGTCGGTGTCGCGCGAGTCCGGCAGTTCGTCGTCCGGACCGGCGAGCGCGTCGGTCATCAGGGCGACGACGACGGCGGTCGCCATCTCGTCCGAGGTGTCGAGCTGACCGGCCGGCGTGAGCAGCAGGTTGAAGTCGACGGCCTGGAAGGGCTGGCCTGGGGCGACGCTCTTCGGCGCGATCCGGACGTCGGTCATGGCGGGTCTCTCAGCCCGGGCCGCCGAAGCGCATCGACTTCGTCAGGCCCTGCACGAGCCGCTTCTGCGGCTCCAGGAAGTTCAAGCCCGGCCCGGCCTGGTCGGCGAGCAGCTGGAGCGCGCCGCGGAGCTTGCCGATCTGAGCAATGACCGAATTGGCCCGGGTCAGCTGCTCGATCTGGCCGGTCAGCTCCGCGGCCTTCGCGGCGATCGCCGCCTCGGGGCCGCCGCTGGCATTCAGCGCCTCCAGCTCGTCGACGAGGTCGTCCACGAGGCCGATCACCGGGTTGTTGGCGATCAGCCCGGCGATCTGCGCCTCAAGGCCGGCGATCAGGCCCTCGACGTTACCCGACAGCAGGCTCGCCATGCCCATGAGCCGGCCCGGGTTTAGGAACGCCTTCAGGCCGCGCTGGAGGGCGTTCTGCAGGTAGCCGGTGAGCTTTCCTTCCGCGAGCGCCTTCATGGCGTCGAGGCCGCCCGGCGCGCCGCTTAGGGCGTTCGTCACCTGGGTGACGGCGTTGACCGGGACGAGAGCCGGGACGACGGCTTCAGCGTTCTGGCGAAACTTCGACACCACATCGAACAGGGCGTGGTGCGAGTCCTCGACCTGCGACAGGCGGGCGGCGAGCCCCTTCAGCTGCTCGTTGAGCTCAAAATTGTCGATGGCGGGTTTGACCGCTCGGCCCGAGCCGTCGTCTCCGCCCGTGATCGTGACCTTCTTGCCGGTCTGGTTGACGCCGTCCCGGGTCAAGTGCGTGTGCTGGCGCTGATCGTCGTGGTGCGAGCTCTCGCCGGGCTTGAGGTTCTTCGGGCGGTGGCGGCGGTCCGCGGTGGCGATCACGACCGGGTGGTCGGGGTTGCCACCCACGGCGGCGACCAGGACCTCGGCCTGCCCCTGCTCCTGATCGGTCGGCTTCAGGGGGACGCTGCTGAAGCCGTAGGGGTGCCAGTGCTCGACGTTGGTGTAGAGGTCACCGAACCACGCGCGGACCGTGTGCTCCTGGAGCTTGGTCGAGTCGTCGACCGCAACGAGAGTACCGCGGGCGATGCCGAGGTAGGCCCGGCGAGCGCCGTCGTCGCCGCCGGCGCGCAAGGTGCTCATGCCGCGCCCCCAGTCATGTGCGCGCCTCGGGCTGCGCCTGCGTCACGGGTTGGTTGTAGAAGCCGTCGGAGGCCTGCCCGTCGGGGTTCTTCTGCTGGAACGCCTTGGCGTTCACGAGCTCGATGGCCGTCGTGGTTTGACCCTCCGGCGTCTGACCATAGGTGTAGGCCCAGAGCTTCAGGTCCATCTGAGGGTCGGCCAGCGGAAACAGCATGCCCGAACGGACGGTCACGAAGTCGGACAGCGCCCAAAGCTCTCCGTTCGGGTTGAGCCAGCCCTGGTAGGCCAGCGTCACCCGCAGGAGATCGGCCTCGATCGCCTGCGCCTCCATGTTGGTGCGCAGCTGCAGCTCCTTCTGGCCGAGCGGCATCTCGGCCAGGACCTTGCGGGCGAGACCGGGCACGCCGTTGCTCATCTGGGCCTTGGCGGAGATCTCCGCGGCCTGGCGCCCGAACAGGCTGTCGGAGCCGGCGACCTGCGAGCGCGCGACGATCTCCTGAACCGACGGCATGTCGATCGAGCAGTTGGCCGATAGGATGTTGAGCCCCTGCTCGAACATCGCCCCTTTGCCGCCCTGGCGCGCGCCGGCGACGAAATCCCCGTTGGCGTCGGCCCGCAGCCACAGACCGCGCTGCCGGCACCCGCGCGAGATCGCGTCGAAGGGCGTCTCGCCGTGTCGGATCGTGAAGTTCGGGAACGGAGTGTCCCAGCCGTCCGGACCACCCTCAACCCGAAACTTGAGCCCGTGCGGTCTCAGCAGCCGGTTGGCGATCGCGTCGAGCTTGTAGCCACGGAACTGCCCGGTGCCGCCGTCGGCCGACGCCTTGCGGGTGAGCTCGGCCTTCGAGAAGCCCGACACCTGGACGCCGTGCCGGTTGGCGTCGAAGGCGGTCTGCCGGTTGCCGATGTAGCCTTCTTGGATGACGACTTCGCCCGCGAGCGCGATGTCCACGCGCATCCCGGGTAGGAGACGCTGGGCCGCGATCTGAGCGGCCTCGCCCCACGAGGAGCCCGATGTCGTCTGGCGGCGGCTGTTCGGATCCTCCGGCTCGGCGCAGGTGAGGCGGAAGGTGCGCTGCCACGCGGCATCGAAGGACTGGGACACCTGGACGGTCAGCCAGTCCTGGTAGACGCCGCCCTCGGTGCGGACCTCGCAGATCAGGTCGGGATTGGGCACCGGTCGCTCTCAGCCGGAGAAGGCGTTGCCGGAGGCCGGCATGAACAGGGGGTGGACCACGTCGCGGTTCTCCGCGAGCAGCTGCTCGGCGCGGCTCGCGTCGCCGAACAGCCGGTTGGCGAGCGTCAGCAGCGGCATGCGCGTGCCGAAGCTGTAGGACACGAGCCGCGGCAGCGGCCTGCCCCGGGCCGTGAGATCGCGGACACAGGCCGCGTGCAGCGCGGTGAGCGCGCGCCACGCGGTGTTGTCGAAGCGACCGGCTGCGAAGTCTTCGGCCGGGGCGAACGCGAGGTTCATCCGCGCCAGCGCCGCATCGACGTCCTGCCGGGACGTGAAGACGGTCCCGGCCAGGATGTTCACCATCTCGGTGAGCGCGAGGCGCGCGGCGATCTGGGCGACGCGCTGCACCGGTAAATCCGGAGCCGTGACGGCCTGTGCCGTCTGCCGCACCCGGTCCATGCCGACGAACGTGGCGCCGGCTGCGGTGGCGGCCGTGAAGCACGCGCGTAGCGGCGGCCCGAAGGTGCCGGCCTGGACCTGGCCGACCGCATCGGCCGAGAGCGCGCCGCAGAGCTGCCGGAGCGTCGCCCCGTCCTGGCTCGCGGCGTCGACGCCGGAGGCGAGCAGCGCGTCGAGGACGGCCTTCAGCGCCGCGACGGCGACGCGGCGCTGGGCGAAGGTCATCCGGTCCTAGCTCCAGTCGTCGTCGCTGCCGGCGGACAGTTCGGCCGCGGTCGCGTTCTGCGCGGCCGCCGCGCGCGCGGCGGCCTGGGTGTTCTCCCGCCCCGACGGGGCGGCGACCCCGACCTGAGAGCGCACGAAGGCCATCTCGAAGCGGGCCAAGCCGCCCTGGTCCTTCGTCTCGATCCGCTGGTAGGTCTCGCAGCGCATCGTCGCCTGTCCCATCGTGGACAGGACGAGGAGACCGGCGCCTTCCCGCTGGAGCGCCGCCTCCAGGTCGTCGGCCTGATCGAGGTAATCCGGGCCGATGACGTAGGCGGAGATCGCCACGCGGGTGACTCGGCGCCCGAGGTCCTCGTCCGAGCTGCGCTCGGACTTGGCGAACTCGTATGTGAAGCCCCGCCGCCCACCGAAGCGGGTGTTCGCCTCGATGTGGAACGGCACGCCGCGGAACGACGGCGGGCGGAGCTCGTCGCGCCAGGACATGCGGAAGGCCTTTGATCGTTGGTGGATCCGGGCCGCTACGCCCGGTCCATGTCCATCTGCGGCCGACCCTTCGACACGGTCGTCTCCCGGAACAGCCCGCCCATGTCGGCCCGGTGCGTCATGCCCGCGGGCGCGCTGTCGAACTTGATGTGCAGGGTGCCCCTGGGATCGACCGGCGCGCCCGGCATCTGCATGCCCGGCCCGCCGCCGGGGCCGCCCCTCCCGTAGAAGCGGTCCATCAGCGCGTCGCCGACCTTCCGATCCGGTCTACGGAACTTGCGGATCTCATCGAGGGTCAGATCGCGCGTGGGCTTGTAGGCCGGGTCATTCGAGCGGCCCTGGATGTCGGCATAGTGCCGGCTTCCGGTCGTCTCGGTGTCGCCGTCTGGAGCCTCCTGCCGCGCGCGGTCGAGGTCATCGTTCATCCCACCGACGGTGCGTCGGCGCTGATCTTCGATCGCCTCGTCCTCACGTTGACCGAAGGTGGCGCCGCCCTCTGCCCTGCGTTTCAGGAACGACGGAAAGTCCTCCGAGCCACCCTCCATGCTCGCCTTGGTCGGAGCGAGCGCCGGCGCCTTCTTCCAGGGGGTGACCTGTCGGATGCCGCCCTCGTCGGGCTTTCGGCGCTCGTCGTTCGGATCGGCGAGAACCTCGGAGCGACGACCGGACTCGGATCGCGAGGTCGCGACGCGCCCCTCGCGCTCGTCCAGCCAGCGTTGCGCCCCCTCGGTAAGTCGGTCGCGGCCGATGCTGGCGCTTTGCCCGGGGTACATGCCCCCGTTGCGGCCGCGCTGCCCGTAATCGCCCGGGAAGCTCGCCCACTCGCGTGCCAGAGCGGTCCGGAAGTGGCGCATGAAGTCGCCGCCCTGCCTGGCTTGCGCGCGCTTGGCCTCCTTGTAGCGGCGCTCGATCAGGGCGTTCGCCAGCCGGTCCTGCAACTCCGGCGTGAACTTGTCGTCCCGGCCGAGGCCGAGTTCGCCCAGCAGTCCTCGATCGCCCCTACGCCCGCTGCCGAACAGCGTGCCGCGCATGAACTGATAGCGGCCGATCGCCGAGGATCCGCGCATGCCGCGCTGGATCTGCTCGATCTCGCCGAGCGTCTTGCCGGTCAGGTCGCCGCCGACTTGGTGAGCGAAGCTGTCGTTGTAGCCGCGGCGCGTCGTTCCCTCCGCGCGCGCGATCAGATCCAGCATGCCGCGGTCGCCGATCGGCGCTTCGCTGCCGAGAGGACCGCTTGAGCTGCCGACCGGCCCCTTGCTGCCGAACGGGCGCCCGCGGATGCCATCGCCGAGATCAGGAGCCGCCGGGGCACGTGTACCGCCACCCGACCCGCCGCCGGATCCACCGCCCGCGCCTATGCCGCCCGAGCTGCCGTAGGTCGGGATCGCAGAACTCGCGCCAGCTGAGGAGCCGAAGCCGCCCCAGGCCGCCTTCTGGATCAGCGATCCGCCGCCGCTCGTGGACCCGCCGAAGCTCGAAGGGCTGACGCTCGCCCCGCCGCTCTCCCGGACCTTCTGCAGCTCGTCGGCGACGCGCTTAAGCTCCTCGATCATGCGATCGTGCTTGCGCTGGTAATCCGCCCCGCGCGGGCCGGCCTCCAGGAGCTTGAGCTGCTGCTCGACCTGGGCGCGACGGCCCTCCAGCTTGTCCCGCGGTGTCGCCTCTGGCCCGCCGAACGGGGACAGCTGATTGCGGAGCGCCTGCTCGCCCTCGTTGCCGCGTAGCCCGTTCTTCTCGGCGTCCTCGATCAGGTCGGCCGTGCCCTTGAGCATCGGCCCGAGGACCTTGAGCTTCAGCCGCTCGGCCGCGGCGCCGATCCGGCCCATGCTCTGCTCGAAGCGGGCGGCCGCCTCCTCGGTCTGTTTGTCGAGGTGCCCGACCTCTTTCTGGACCTGGGCCAACGCCTCGGAGAACTTGCCCGTCATCGACCCGGCGATGCGGGCGATGTCGTCGGCGCCGAACAGCATCCGCGACACGCGCCGACGCACCTCCGGCTCCGGGATCGCCTGGATCCCGTCGACGGCGCGCTTGAGCGCCTCGTCCATGTTGGGCGCGTTGACCAGGTCCTCGGCGAGCTTGCCGAGGTTCATCGCCTGGAGGCCGGAGTAGGCCTCGCCCCAGCGCCGGCGCAGGTCGAACATCGAGGTCGCGAAGGACGCGACCGAGCTCTTCATGCTGTCGGCCGACACGCCGAACCGCTCGCCGAGCGCCCCGAACGCGCGCAGCTTGTCGACCGCCACGCCGGTTTCCCGGGACAGCATCGACAGCTGCTGCGTCGAGCCGCTGAAGCCGCGCAGCGCCGACACCATGCCGGTGATCGACATGGCCGCGCCGAAGCCCGTCACACCGACGGCCGCGAAGATCGGGTCGAAGCCGCGCAGGACACCCTGGAACTTGCCGACCTCCTCCCGGACGCCGGCCCAGTCCTTCTTCCAGGTCGCGCCCTGCTTGGTCGTCTCGTCGCCGACCCGCTTGATGCCCTTCTCGAGCTTGGACAGCGGTCCGGTGAACTGATCCTCGACGGTGGCGACGATCCTGAGCTTGTCGTCAGCCATCCTCGTCCTCGCGTGGAGCGGGGCGCGGCATCAGCGCCAGAGTGCGGGCCATCAGGTGGGTCACGGTCGCCGCCGGCATCGCGGCCGGCGGATCGCGGAACGGCCACGCGTGGAACGCGAGGCCTAGGCGGAGGCAGTCGTCGACGGCATCGGCGGCTGGGCCGCCCACACGAAAAAACGGCTGAGGATGGTCCCCAGCTGCAGGATGTCACGGGCGCCGATCTTCATCAGCACCGGGGGCGGCGTCGCCGAGAGGCTGGCGACCAGCGGGAAGAACTGGTCGGCCGACAGCCCTTCCAGGAGGCCGAACTTGAGGACCTCCTCGCCGGTGGGCTCGCGCAGGATCAGCACCTGCAGCGTATCCTGGCCGACGACGATGGGCTTGGCGAGCGGATGCTCCAGCGGCCAGCTGATCTCGCGCGGGTCGCGAGCGGGGGTCGTGGTGTCCGTCATCGCGGCGCTCACAGCTCGTCGCAGGAGAGGCCGCGCCACTCGACGGCGACCTTACCGTCGGCAGTGCCGATCTCGTGCGCGCCGGCCGACCATGCGCCGGACAGGATGTAGTTCTTGCCGTTGGCGAGCTGGACGGTGACCGTGATGTCCGTCATCGCGTCGAGCTCGGCGACGGACAGACCATCGGTCGTCGACAGGTCGGCCTTGATGAAGGGCACGAGCTGCGTCTCGATGAAGCCGTGCACGCCGTCCTGCCCGGCCACGGGCTCGCGCTTGATCCGCGAGGGCGAGACGATCAGGCCGCCGCGCAGATCGTACATCTTGCCGGCCGCCGTCAGGTAGGCGGTACCGGCGAACCTCTGACCCATGGTCGGGCCTCCAAAGAAAAACCCGCCACGAAGGGCGGGTCAGGTTGCTGGGATGGGTGGAGGGCCGATCAGGCCGCGGCGGCCAGCGGGAATTGCAGGCGGAACTGCGCCTTGATGTTGAGCCGCCGCAGCTGGTTCACGACGTCCGGCGGATCCAGGATCTCGACCGTGTTCTGCTCGGTGGCCGATCGCGTGACCGACAGGTTCGCGATGTAGAGGTCGGCGTTCTCGACCAGGCCGTCGAGCTCCATCGCCCGGTAGTCCGAGACCATCTGCCCCTTTATCATCAGCGGGGTGACGATCGGCTTGCCGGTGCCGAACTTGGTCCCGTCGTTGGCGAGCGCGTGGCGCGGGAACTTGTTCGTCAGCGACTGCCGCACCCGGGTATAGCGCTCGTCGAGGGTGGCCAGCGTCGTCACCAGCTCGTAGGCGTTGTCGGCCTGCCCGTAGGCGTTCTTCTGGTAGGCCGTCTGCTCCCGCAGGATCACCGGCTGGTTGGTCGACCCGCCGTAGATGTCCGTGCCCTGGATGGCGATGCCGACCTGGGCGAGCGAATTCAGCTGCGCCTTGTTCCAGCGGTAGTCCGCCGGCGCCGGCAGCACGCCGATCAGCGGCAGGGTCTGGAGCGGCTGAGCCGGGTAGGCGTTGATCGAGAACGCGGCCGCGGCGGTGTAGGCCGCCGTCCACTCCCAGCCCGGGCTCGGGCTTTGGGTCTCGAAGCCCATGGGCGAGATCAGCGCGGAGTTGTTCGACTGCCCCCACAGGAAGGTGTCGGCATAGGTGCCGCGGCGCGCCGAGAAGATCTGGCCGTAGCTCTGCCGGTACGGGCCCCAGCGTCCGGAGTCGGTGAAGCCGTACTCCTGGTCCCACACCGCGAAGGAGCCGCTGTCGTGGAACGGCAGGCCGACGAACTTGTACGGCCGGTCGCCGATCGCCGCGATCGCGCTGGTGAAGTCCGGCGTGCCGGTCCCGCCGGCGAGCAGGTTGCCGGTCGGATAGGTCAGCGCCAGGCCGACCGGCAGCTGCTCGCCCCCGTAGGTGCCGAGATAGCTGTCGAGCACGGTCACGCTGTTGCCGGTCAGCCCCTTCCACTTGCAGGTCAGGGTGACGACGGCGCCGGCCGCGGTCGCGGTGACCGGCAGGTCCGTGGTGGCCTGGATCGCGGCGGCGATCTTGGTGGCCACGGTCGCGGTCGTGTCGGCCGAGACGATCGCCACCGGGACGAGCTGGCCGGCGACGTACAGCGCGAGCGTGCCCGCGACCGTGGGGGCGGCAGCCACCGTGATCGTGCCGGTGGCGGCGACGCCGGCGGCCGGCTCCGGCACCGGCAGGCAGATGATCGGCACGCTGGTGACGCCCTTGAAGGCCGTCTTGAACATGCGCGCGAGCATCGAGCCCGGGCCGAAGGCGATGTCGGCGTCGGCGTTGGTCCCGCAGGCCACGGCCTTGTTCGGCGGCACGTTGGCGGCCGCGGTCGGGTGGCCGACGAGCAGCATCCACTTCGGCGCGACCGGCGTCCCGGCCTGCGAGGGGTCGAACTGCGTGTTCGGGCCCGGGATCTTGTAGTTGTCCGGGATCGTGGTGATGCCCATCGCGGCTTACTCCTGCGAGGCGGCAGGCGCGGCGGCGCCGGCGGTTGCGGGGGTGCCGGCGTCGTGCAGGTCCTCGAGGAGGCGGATCGCGCCCTCGTCCCGGAGCCGGAAGGTGAACTGGTCGGCCGGCCAGCGGGCGGTGCCATCCGCCTCGAAGCCGATCTGCGACGGGAAGTGCTTGAGCACGCGGAAGCGCGCCTCGGTCGCCTCGACGGCGACCGTGGTTTCACCGGCCATGGCTGTGTCCTCGGGGAAGGGAGCGGCGCGGGCCGGCTCAGGTCGTGGGGATGTCGATCTTGAGCCCGATCGGGGGCGTGCCCGGGCCGGCACCGGCCGGGCGGGCGGTGATGACGACGTGCTCGAGGACGTCGTCGAGGTCCGGCTCGTAGTTCGTGCGGAACTGGAAGGTCATCTCGATCCGGCCCTCGCCGAAGTACGAGGCCCCGTCCTGCGGATAGAGGCGGCCGCGCCGGACCTTCGTCACCGCCTCGAACAGCGGATAGCGGTCGGGATCGTCCTCCGCCTTCGACCAGTCGACGCCGCGCACGAAGGTCGGGTCCTGCAGCAACCGCTTGCGGATGCCGTCGGTCGCCGCGTCGAGCTGTTCGTCGAGTTCTTCGGGCGGAGCGTAGCCCACGCAGTACGAGATCCCGATCGTCACCTCGTCCATGAACCGCGGCTCGCCGCAGTTCGCCTCGTCCTCGGGCGTTTCCATCTCGTCCGCGATCACCACCAGGAGGGCGGGGATCTCGTCTTCCTGGAGCTGCGGACGCGCCACACGGCGAAAGCCGGTGACCGGCAGCCAGTCCTGGCCCGTGAGGCGCGCGATGATCGCCTCGCGGATCTTCGTGGCGTCCGATGCCATCACGCCCCCGGGGGTTTCTTCTTGAGGGTGAGCGTCGCCCCGCCTTGGCCATCGAGATCGACGTCGTCGATCCAGAGCGTGCCCTCGTCGGGGTAGAAACCCGAGGCCGGGATGCTGACGGCCCAACCCTGTTTCGGTGGCGCCGGCCAAGCCGAGAGCGCGATCCCGAGGGTGAGCACCCGGGTGTTCATGCTCTTGTCGCCCTCCAGTGAGAGGTCGACGTTGCGCGAGGTCCACACGCCGGTGGCGGCGAAGGGCGCGATCGGCGTCTTGCCCGAGGTCGGCGTCACCGTGACCGGGCGCCCGAACGCGGTGATGCCGGGCCCGAGCGCCAGGGCGGCGAAGTCGATCACGGCCGCTTACTTGGCCTTGCCGTCGCCGGCGAGCGCCTGGACCTCGGGGGCCTTCTTCTCCTCGAAGAGGGTGGCGCGACCGAGCGCGATCAGCGCGTCGGCCTCGTCGGCATCGAGGTCGAGGACGTCACCCGGGGCGAACTCGACGATCTTGTAGTTCCCGCCGGAGCGGTTCCCCATCGTGTCGAAGTCGTACGGCTTGAAGTCCTTGTGGGGGACATGCAGCGTCGCGCCGGCGACGATCTTCTTGGTGGCCATGGTCGGGCCCTCGCATTCTAGGATTGGCGGAAGCGGCGCCACGCGGGCGCCGCGGGATCAGCGGCGCGAAGGCGTCAGGCGACGATCGCGGAGAAGGTCGCGTCGACCCAGCCGAGCAGCGGCAGGGGGGCCGACTGCATCATGGAGAACCATGCGGAGGGGTTGTTCTCCTTCCAGACCTTCGGGAAGCGCGCCAGCGGCGCGAGGCCGGCATCAGCGTCCTGCACGGCGCCGTAGGTGCGGATGCCCTGGCAGCCGACCGGGTTGCCCATGATGACCGAGTTGTCGGGCATGAACTGCTGCACGACGCCGTTGTCGTCCATGTACAGCTGCTGGTACTGGAAGACGTCGAATTCGCCGATGTTGCCGAGGTACTTCACCTCCTCGCCGAGACCGCCGCCGGTGACCTTGCCGGCCAGATCGACGTTGCCGGAGGTCTGCCGGTAGGTGTTCATCACACGGGTAACGCCGGGCGACTGCAGGAACGCGTCGGCGGCCAGCGGATCGAACACGATGGTCCCCGGGTGGAAGCCCGAGTTGCGCTGCACCGTCTTCGCCCAGGTCCGGACGTTCTGGTACGGATCGACGCCGGTCTGGCCCCAGCGCAGGGCGCCGGTGAGCGCGACGGTGTGGTTCGGGTTCCGGTTCAGATCGACCAGCACCGGCGGGTGATCGTCGCCCTGGCAGGTCATGGCGCCCGTCAGCAGCAGCTGCGAGGCCATCCACTCCTCACGGCGGGTGATCTGGTCGTCCTCCAGGACCATGTTGTCGAACAGCGCGAGGTTGAAGCGCTGCATCGGGGTCATGGTGCCGAGCAGCTGCTCGCCGACCCGGCGCTTCAGCATCTTCTGCGGCTCGATGCTGTGCATCGGCTTCACGTATGGAGGCCGGAAGCCCATCGTGGTGTAGCCGCGCGAGCGCTGCGGCTTGCCCTCGACGGTCGGCACCACGAAGGGCGCCAGCTTCCGGGCGCGCTGCACGCGGTCGAAGTAGACCTCCTCGGTGTCGAACACCTGCTCCATGGGGAAGAACAGGTTCAGGAGGACGGGCTTGGCCTTATCGAGGACGCCGAAGGCGCCGAGCAGCTGTGCGGTGGAATTGTAGTCGATCGCCATGATCGCGGGCTCCAAAAGAAAAGGGCCCGCGACGGGGCCCTGCGATCTACCGGGATGGGTGGAAGCGGATCAGCCGAGGGTGCCGACCGAACGCACGTACAGGTGCGAGTTGGCCTGACGCAGAGCGGCCTGCACGGTGGCGATGCTCCAGGAGGCGTCGATCTGCATGATCTCGCCCGCGAACTCGCCCTCGAAGTAGGCCGGCGTCTTCACGTCGGCCGCGCTCGCATCGGTGTCGGCGGCGAGGATTGCGGCCGGAACCTGCGAGCCGTCCGACGCGGTGGCGACGGACAGGATGTACTTGTCGCTCGCGGTGACGCGTCCGAGGAGCGCTCCGCGCTTCAGCGGCGCGCCGGCGAGGTTGGCGCCGGAGGCCAGCGTGACCACGCGCTGGCGGACCGGGAAGGCGCCCGCGAAGAGCGCGGTCGGGTCGTAGGACGCGACGACGTTGTTGGTGCCCATCGTGAGGGTATCCTTAACTGTGCGCTGCGGCGCCGGTTACTTCTTGCCGAGCAGGGCGCGCGCCTCGGCGGCACCCTTCTCGACGTCGCGGGCCGGCGGGGTCGCGCCGCGGTACTCCTCGCCGACGCCCGCGGTGGACGCCGCCGCGAAGGTGGTGGAGCTGCGCTTGGCCTGGCGGGCGGCGAGGCGCTCGAGGACGAGATCCTTGAACGCCCGGACCGAGGTCTCGCCGTTGGCGTGGCGCTCACCGAGGTTCGGGAAGCCGAACTGCTTGGCGATCTCACGGATCTTGGCGCCGCGAACGCGATCGGCGCGCACCGCGGCCTCGGCGGCCCTGCGGACCTCCGCCGGGGTCAGGGCCTTGCGCTTGGCCGGCTTCGGGGCGGCGCGCTCGCCCTCTCCATCGTCCTCGTCGTCGCCGTCACGATCCTCATCGTCCTCGGCATGGTCATCACCGTCACGCTCGTCGTCCGAACCGGCGTCACCGTCCTCGGCGTCGTCGCCATCGCGCTCCTCGTCCTGGTCCTCGTCGCGCTCGGCGTCGCCTTCCGCGTCCTCGTCGGTCTCGGACTCGTCGTCGCGCGCGGCGCGCTGCTCAGCGGCGCGGCGGCGGGCCTCGGCGAGGCGCTTCTTCTCAGCTTCGAGCTCGGCCGGGGACTTGGCGCGCTGGGACTTCGGCTTGACGGGCTTGGTGGCCATGGGGCTTTCTCCTCGGGCCTTCGGGGACGGCCCGGAGGCCGGGGTGCGGGTGACGACCAGACAGGCGCGGAGCTTCGGGCCGTCGCCTTCGGCCTGGTCGGAACGGATCTGAGAGGCCGCGTCGGCCGGGATCGGGACCGCGGAGATCTCCAGCGGCTCCCAATCGACCACGTCCCAGCGGGCAACCGTGCCGTCGTCGGCCTCGGTCTTCTCGACCTTGTGGACCCAGTAGCCGACGCTGACGTTGCGGATGACGCCTTCGCGGATCTTCTGGACCGTGTCGGCGACGCCGGGCGCCTTCGAGAGCTGGATGCGGGCGAGCCCGCGGCCGTCCTCGATCTTGGCCGAGCCGGGCACGACCGCGCCGATGACGTTGTCGCAGCCGTAGGAGCAGTGGCTGTCGAGGAAGGGAGCGCCGAGGTTCAGGCGCTCCAGGCGGATTGCCTTAGGTTCGACCGAGAGGACTTCGTCGTACTCGGTCCCGTCCCACCAGTCGTAGCGCCGGACGCTCGCGCCCGTCGTCCAGACGATCTCGATGGTGTTGCTGTCCGCGTCGAAGCTCTCCGCGCGCACGGCCGCCAAGCGGTCGAACTGCGGGAGCTGCACGACCCCTTCGGCCGCGGGCGGCGCTCCGGTTCGGGCGGGAGAGCTCGGGCTCCTCGCCGGCGTCCTCCTCCTGCTCCGGTTGCTGGACGCCCTTGGCGTTGGTGCGCCGCGGGTCCGAGTCGAGGATGATCTCAAGGTCGTCGACCTTCACGTTGAAGGCGCGGATGCCATCGAGCACGTCGTCGGGGTTGCGCCCCTTCTCGGCCACGACGTCCTGCCAGGTGCGGAAACCGTTGCGGACTTCGAGCGCAGCGGTCTGGGCATCGGCCAGTGGGTCGACCCAGGCGAACTCAGGGGGCGACCACTCGACCGGGATGTACGGGGCGTCGATCACGCCCGCGAGGTAGGCGGCCTCGCACCACCATTCCCAGATCGGCTGGAGCGCCATCTGGATCAGGATCTGCCACTGGATCGTGCCGACGAGGCGCCGGAACTCGACCAGGCCGCCGCGCATCGAGGAGAAGTTCACCTCGGACAGGTCGTTGGAGATCAGCTCGGCCGGCATGCGCCAGCCGGCCGCGATCTCCTGCAGCTTCTTGATCTTGTACTCGCCGTAGCCGCCCACGGCCGAAGGCGCGTTGAACCGGACGTCCTTCGCGCCGTGGAGACGCGGGATCATGCCGGGCTCGAAGCGCTCGACCTCGTTGCCGTCGGCATCCTGGACCTTGATGCCGACAGAGTCCTCGTCGGCGTTCTCGGCACCGACCACGAAGCCGACGATGCACGCCTCGGTCTTCTTCCGGACGATCTCCGCGAGCTCGTAGTCCGCCTGCAGGTTCGTCGGCTCGATCGCCGGCGTGCCCCACGGGACGCCGCGCGTCTGGGTCCGTTGCATCTCGAAGACGTGCAGGACCTCGTCGGCCGGCACCGGCGCCGACACCATCGGCTCGCCGCCGTAGAAGTACGGCAGGTTGCCGGGGTGGTACGGGTAGAGCCAGTAGGCGCGCCGCTTCTGGCTCGCCATGTCGATCTCGACACCCTGGATGGTTAGCGCGCCTTCGTTCAGCACGCCGTTGCGCATCGGGTCGAGGAAGTCGGCCTCGAGCAGCTGCAGCTCCAGCGGCACGTCGCCCTTGCCGCGCTTCTTGACGTACCGGCGTCGGATCAGGGCGTCGCCGCCCTCGACCATTTCCCGGAACATCAGCGCCTGGAGGCCGTAGAAATCGAGCCGCCCGGCGTGGTCGCAGCGGAACGACCAGCGCTGGAACGCCTCCCAGATCTTGCGGTCCTTCGAAGGCGAACCGGTCACCGGCCGGGGCACGATGCCCTCGCCAACGACGTTCGACACGAGGCTCGCCGTCGCCTTGGCGGCGAACGGATTATTGCGCACGAGCCAGCGCGACTTGTCGCGCAGGGTTCGGGCCTCGTTGTAGATCTCCGCGTCTGCCGACCGGACTGGGCCGAGCCACGCGTCGCCGTTCCGGCTGCGCTGCGCGGCCTCGTAGGAGCGCTTGCGCGGGCGAGCGGCGGCGGTCTCCGCGCCCTCGACCTTTATCTCGCCGGCCATCAGCAGCCGTACCCGCGACGATGGTAGCCGCGATCGAAGCTCGCCAGACCGACAGTCGGCACGCGCTGACCGTTCGCCCGGGCCTGCTGCCGCTCCAGGTAGGCGATGATCTGAATCATCTCCTGGAAGGAGCGGTACGAAGCCGATTTTCCTTCATAGGAAACCGTCAGCACGCCCTGCGCGAGGGCGGCCTGCATCGCGGCAATCTGGGCGCTGTAGTCTACAGCCATTTCGATTGCCTCTTGCGGGGTGGCTCCCAATCAGGGGCCTTGGCGGGTTGGGCACGCGTGGCCACGACCTGGCGCTCGACCGCTTGCGGTTTCGCCGGGCCTTCCGTTGCCGCGTGGGCTTCCGAAGTCTCCGCCGGGTCGTCGGGGCCGTCCTCGCGCTCGGGCAGCTTGCCCAGCGCGACGTAACGGCCGCTCATCGCCTGGAGGCCGCAGACGGCGACGTAGGCGTAGACGAAGCACACGCCCGCTTCGTGAGCGGCCTTGGGCTTCTGCCACTCGGTGAAGCCGAGGCGCTGGTGCACCACCAGCTTCTCGCGGGTGAGCTGCTCGAAGTACTCGGCGTCGATCGGGCGCGACCCGCGGGCCGGCTCGATCGGGAAGCGGACGTGCCGCGGGCCCGGGTCGGTGACTGTGAGCGAACCGTAGGCGAAGTCGCGGGCGGCGTTGCCGCCGATCATGTACCAGGACGCGCCGAGCTTCGAGGACGGCAGCCGTGGCCACACCTTGGTGCGGGAGCCTCGCGCCTCGGACTTACCCTTGATCGCCCAGACCCGCCGCTTCCGGCGCTCGGTGCAGAAGGCATAGGTCTCGGCCGTGTGGTGGCCGCCGGAGTCGATGGCGGCCGCCCGCACGCGCAGCTCGGTTCCGTCACCCTTCTTGAAGGTTCGCTTCAGCAGGGCATCGAGGTCGCGCCAGACCTCCGGTTGTGCCGGATCGCCTGGGATGACGAAGTGGCCGATCAGGGCGCATTCGAGCCCGGGACCCCAGCCCCAAACCGCCCCCTCAATTCGAGCGTTAGCGCCGGACTGGACGTCGCCACCGAGCGTCAGGAAGGACACGAAGTCCGGCACCTCGGCGCCGTACTCCTCGCGCCGCTCAAGGAAGACGCCGGGCTTGATCTCCTGTCCGAAGGTCTGCCGGTGCGGCCGGCCGAGGCGAAGGTTATTGAACGGCTGGACGAGGTTCGCCGGGTCCTCCAGCGCTTCCAACCACTCCTGCACGATCACCGGCCAAGCGGCGTTCGCGTTGAGCGACATGCCGGTCCAGAGGTGGAAGCCGACGTGACCGGGCGCCTTCGGCGTCGCCGTCGGGCGCCAATCACCGTGCGCGTCCATCCAGGCCTTGCGGCCCTCGTCGATGATGCAGCCGCAGGTGCCCTGGTACCAGACGGATTTGAGCGACCCGTCTTCGTTCAGGTCCCACTTCAGGCCGTGCGGCGTGTCCTTGCCGCCCCAATCGAGGTACTGCCAGCCGGAAAGCTCGCCGGCGGTCTCCGAGCACTGCGGGCAGGGTACGAAGTATCGCCGCTGGTCCGAGGCCAGCCACAGCTTCCAGACCCGGCTTGTCTCCTCGAGGAGCGGGGTCGAGCCTCGGACCTGCTTGCGGTTGTAGAAGGTCTCGCCGCGGGTCCAGAACAGCTTGAGCTTGTCGCCCTGCGTCTTGGCGCCGGGTGTCCAGCCGTCACCGTCGATCTCGTCGGCGAACATGAACCGGGCGGAGTAGCGCCGGAACGCGTCATCCGAAGCCGCGCCGACGACGCGCACGAGGGCGCCGTTCGACATCTGGTAGAAGGTCGCGGAGTCCTGCTTTTCGCCCTTCCGGACCGGCCGTAGCATACGGGCCAGCACAGGAGTTTCGCGCAGCATCGGCGCGATCTCGGTGGCGCCGAACTCCTCCGCATCATCCTCGACCGGCTGCGCCACCGCGCAGAGCGTCGGCTCCTGGTGCAGGTGGTAGCCGATCGCGAGCGTGGCGAGCCGGGTGTAGCCGACGCGGGCCGCCTTCAGCACGGTGACCAGCGGGATTTCCGGATCGCACATCGCGTCCAGAAGGCCGCGCTGGTAGCCGTAGAGGGTCACCGGGCCGCTCTCGGCGCCGGTCGACTTCGGGATCCGCCCGTACTTTTCCGCCCACTCCGAGCCGCTCATGCGCGGCTTGAAGGCCAGGGCGTCGTCGAATAGCGCATCCAGGTCGCGGCGCATGGCCTCGCGACCGGCCCCGTACCTACCCGGCAGGGGATGGCTGGTCGGCTCCGCTTTCATCGTGGTCCTTGCCGCGCGCGCCGAACCACCGCTGCGCAATCTCCTCGCGAGCGGCCGTGAAGGCGCGGTTCGTTTCGGTCCGGACCATCCCCTCGATCTCGGGGGCGCTGGTCATGGTGGTCGCGCGGGCGGCGACTTTCGAGGCCATGTTCGACAGGCCGGTCTTCAGGACCTGGCAGAAAGCCGCCATGTCGGCGACGACGTCGTGTCTGGACACGACCGCCTTCTGCGCTTCGTCGGCGCCGATCTCCGCGATGGTCGCGTTTGCGATCGCCCGACGACAGTCGGCGTCCTCGCGCTTGGCCTTAGTGTTCTCGTCGCCGGCGCCCGTCACCGCGCTCTCGACGGCACGCTGGATGCGCCAGTCGATCACGGCAGCCGAGTCGAAGCGCCACTCGACGCCCTTGCTGCCGCGCTCAAGGAACGGGCAGCCCTTCTCGACCCAGCCGTCGATCGTGGGCAGGCTGACGCCACAGAGGCTCGCCAACTCGCCGCGATTGATCGGCCGGCCATCAATCGGGCCGGTCATAAACAACAACCCCGATTTCGAAATTTCTCAGAGGGTGGACCGATGGGGTCCGAATTCCCCTCACCGGCACCCCCCTCCCGGAAGGACCCTGGATTTGGCCTGGGAGGGGGGTGAGGCATCCTCTCGGCCCTCTGGCTCGCCCCTCGGGCGCCCGGATGGCCCTCCCGAAGCCTGCGCGGGCCGCTGGCGACCGCCGCCGGATCAGCCCTTGCGGCGCACGTCGTTGACGACGAAGCGCTCCCACGCCGCCCGGAAGTGCTTCCGGTACGCAGCCGGCACCACGGCGCCCGCCTTCTCGTAGTAGGGGAAGCGCTTGGAGTAGCTGACGCCCTTCACGAACAGGAAGATGGGCACCGCCCACTTCTCCTTCTGAAGGTAGATCCCGTCCGGCGCCTTACCGTGGTTGCGGAAGACGATGTACTCGACGTTCCGCCCGACGTTGCGGCGCTTCGAGCGCGCCGTGGTGTTCTGGTACCGATCCGACTGCGCGCCCAGCGCCGAGAGCATGCGGGTGATGAAGGCCCCCGACACGTTGCCGTTGCCGTCCCGCGGGCAGCGCGTGCTGGGCACCGCGAACTCGCCGGCGAGCATCAGACCCTTGCGGATCAGCAGGACCTCGAACCGCTTGTGGCGGCGCGTGCCGCCGGCGACTTGAGGCCCGAGGAACTTCCAGGCCGGGATCGAGCTGCCGCCCTCCTTGAAGCCGAGCTCCGCCTGGAGGCGTTGCTTCGTGGCCGGCCGGACCATCAGGCTGTTGAGCGTGAAGTTCGACGGCTGGTCGAACACGGACCGCATGGTCTCGCGCTCGGCCTCCCGTGCGTCCTTCATCGCGTTGGTCAGTGCGACCGCGGCGACGAACGGCACCTGCCGGGCAGCCCGACCAGCGGCCTCGGCCTTGAGGCCGAACTCGCTGGCGTCGAGCTTCAGCATGGGATCAGCGCCCGACGGTGATGGTCTTCAGCTCGCCCGAGACCGGATCGAGGATCGTCAGCGTCTGCGCGGCCATGGTCAGCAGACCTGCATCGGTTGCGGCACGTCCCGGCTCTGCTGGACGAGGCGCGTGGCCGGCCGCTCGATCGACAGCTCGGCAGCGTTGTCGAGGACCAGGACGGTGACGTCCCGGACGCCGGCGGCCGCGCACATGCGGATCAGGTCGTCCTGCCAGCGCGCGGCCGTCGCTGGCTGCAGCTTCTGCGACGTACGCAGTACCAGGATGTCGCCGTGCCGGACCTCGAGGCGGTCCAACTGGCGGTCGATCTCTTCGGCCAAAGGGCTCACCGGACGATGCGGGCATGCGTGCCCTGGCGGTTCACGTGGGTCACGGCGCCGTCCGTCACGAAGACGTACTCGACCTTGCCCGAGTAGACCTGGTTGTTGAGCAGGTAGCTCACGTTCGAGGGCCACCAGCGCTTGCCCTTCGGCGACGGCACACCGTCGGCGTTCAAGCCGTCGGCGATCGCCTTGAGGGTGCGGCCGGCGCCGTTCTCATCGAAGATCCGGCGCACGATCGGCGCCCGCTCGACGTCGATCAGCAGGCCGCCCTTCCCATCGGACAGGTAGCCGTAGGGAATGACGCCGCCAGCGAAGCCGCCGCGGCCGGCCTTCTGCATCCGGCCGCCCTTGGTCCGCTCGATGATGACCGAGCGCTCCTGCTCGGCCATCGCCGAGAGGACGCCGAAGATGAGCTTGCCCGATGGCGAGCCCGTGTCGATCGCCTCCGTCACCGAGCGGATCGTCACACCGTGCAGCGTGTCGAGCTCGGCCGAGGTGGTGACCGCCAGCGCGATGTTGCGCGCCAGGCGGTCGAAGCGTTTCACCAGGAGCACGCTGAAGCGCCGGTCGGCGGCGAGCTGCAGGACCTGGCTGAAGCCCGGCCGCTCGGCAGGCTTCACGGTACCGGACACACCGGGGTCGGCCAGGACCTGGACGAGGTCGAGGCCGACGGCCGTGGCGTAAGCGCGGATCGCCTGTTCCTGCTCGGGCAGGCTGTTGCCGCGCTGGGCCTGCTCATCCGTCGACACCCGCAGGTAGCCGACGGCGAGCGCCCGGACCTCCTCGCGTTCTGCCGCCTGGACAGCATTCCTACGGAGCGCGCGTCGGGCGCGGGCGCTACTTGCAGCCACCCGCAAGCCCCTGTTTTTGCTATTGTTTTTCGAGGACCTGAGGGCCAATTACTAGACCTTAAGAGGTGTAGTAATTGGCCGGTTTGGCGTGCGGTCTGGACCGGCCAAACCGGGTCCAATCAGGCGGCGAACGCCCGGGCAAAGCCCAGTGCGAACCGGCGGTACCAGGCGCGGAACATCATCGGTCCCGCAGGATCCGACCCCACTCGTCGAGCAGGGTCATCGGCAGCTGGTAGCTCGCCTCGACGACGATCGTGGCCGCGGCCGCGTAGATCGCGACGAGGGACCAGAGGTCGAGGTGGGGGCGCGGCTCAGAGCGCATCGTCACCCACTAGGTCCTCGACGATCGCCTCGCGGTCCTCGTCGGAGTCGGCGAGGCGATGCGCGTGGATCTCCGTCGCGCCGTCAGCCGCGGCGAGCTCGACGGCCTCGGCCATCGTGCCGCGCCAGCCGACGCCGACGATGCGGGCGAGCCCGTCATCACCGCGACGCACGCCGATCAGGACGGCGCCGGGCGCGTCGACGTCGGAGCGGGCCTGGGCCAGCGTGTAGACCGCCACGACGTAGCGGCGGCCGGACTGGCCGCGCCACGCGGAGAGGTCGAGCACCGAGCAGCGCTGCCCGCGCAGACGCTCCTCGCGGATCTCACGGCGTACCATGCGATCCCCTCGGGCCTTGGCGAAGGCGGCGCCCCAGGCGACGCGGCGGTTGGAACTCACGGGCGGGAGCCGCACACCACCTTGGTGTAGCGGCCGTCGCCGAGCAGCTGCTCGCGGGCGACGCTCGTCTGGCCCGTCATGAGACAGGCGAAGACGGAGGGCGTCTTCACGGTGATGACGTCGAGCGCGGTCTCCCGCGAGCACTCGGGCTGGGCCGTCGAGGCGGCGCAGACCAGGATGAGGGCGAAGACCGTGTTCATGCCGAGGGCATCCCGTCGACGGGCAGACAGCGGGCGGTGATCCGCGCGCCGGCCGGCAGCAGCTTCGTGAGGTCGGCGAACTCGGCGATGCGCGCAGCGCGCGTCATGCAGGTGTACTTGTTCTCGGCGCGCTCGCGGCCGAGCACGATCCGGCAGGCCTTCGTGCAGGCCTGGACCTCGATGCGCCAGCCGATGGTCTCGGCGTGGCCGCCGGCCATGGCGCCGAGCAGCATCGCGACCGCCAGCGCCATCTCCAGAATGAGAAGCGCCAGCAGACCGCGGATCGTCATCATCGGTTGCCCTTCGTCGGCATCAGAGCGGCGCACAGCAGGATCACCAGCGCGATCGCCAGGACCTGCGCGGTCATCGGGGAGAGGCAGACCGGCGGCACGAAGGGCGCGATGTGCTCCGGCGCGGGGACGTCGAGGATGAGGCCGTCCATGTCAGGCCTTCTCCGACGCGACGACTAGGCCGATCGCGAGGCCGAGCATCAGGGTGTGTTCGAAGGACGCGGCCGACGGGGGCATCAGCTCGGACAGCGCCTCGGCGATCGCCGGGAGGCGGTCCTGCTTCCCCTCGGCGACGTAAGCGTCCATCGTCTTCAGGATGAGCGGTGCGTGGCGGTCGGGATCGACGCCGAGGCGCCGGCAGAGATGGGTCGCGCGCTCCAGCTCGCGCTCCGCGTGGGCGGCGCGGGCCTGGGCCGGGGTGAGCGGCACGAGCGTCGGCATGGCTTCGTAGAGGCTGAGGCGCATGTCAGGGCGCCTCGCCGCACGACAGGGCGCGGCCGGTGTGGACCGGACGACCGACACAGACCGGTGGCTTGGGATCGCGCCAGGACCGAACCGGGGTCGGCACGGCGCGACGCAGGCCGAGGAGGAGCCCCAGGCGCACGACCAGTCGGGGCATCACAGCCGCCACGCCTGCATGACGGCGCGCGCGTATTCGCGCTGCTCGTCGACGAAGTGGTCGCGGAAGACCGGGAGGCTGAGGCCGGCGGTCACGCGGCGCTCGTCAGCCATGGTGGGCGCGGCCACGACGCGCGTCTGCGCCGCGACCTCGGTGCCCCGCAACTCGCGGATAGCCTCGCGGATCAGGATCACAGCGCCCGGCGAGTGGACGATGACCACCGCGCCATCGTCAGGCAGCGCCTGGACCATCCGGGCGGTCCGATCCGCGCGGCAGAGCTCACCCGGGGTCGGGGATGCGTCGGCCAAGCGATCGGCCATGGGACGCGGCGGCATCGAGGCCGGCAGCCCGATGCGAAGCGAGGTGTCCTGCAGCATCACGTCAGGCCACCACGATCACGAGGGTGCCGAAGCTCATCCGGGAGTAGTCCCCGGAGGCGTGGGCGCGCAGGCACTCCGCACGGCGGCGGAGACTCGGCGTGCAGGCCGAGCAGGCGAGCACCGCGTCGCACATCGCGACGGTGGCCATGCGCTGGCGAAGCGTCATCAGGCGATCCCGAGGCGCTTGTGGCGGATGCGGCGCCATCCCTTGGTCGGGTGCAGCACCATGGTGGCGCCGTGCACCTCCCGTGTGGCGGCGATGCGCTGCGGCGCGATCGCGTTCCAGGCCGCAGCGACACGACCCATGTGGACCGCAGCTACGCTCGACAGGCAGGTCCTGCCGATGAGCGCGGCGATCCGTGCCTCCTGGATGGAGGCGCGCAGCTCGGGGATCATGGGAGGCCTCAAAGAAAAACCCCGCCGGAGCGGGGTTGGGATCTGTGGGTCGGGCGGATCGTCAGACGCGGATGAGGCGTGTGGTCCTGGTTCGCTCGCGGTGGCGCAGGACGGCGGTCGGGATCGGCGCCGGCGCACGACGCGGCGGGCCGGAGGCCTCCTGATCGGGCCAGTGCCCGGTCAGCTCGCGGTAGAACCGGCGCAGGCCGTCGCGGATCTCGTCGCGGTCGACCATGAACGCCTCAGCGCTGTGCCGATGGCTCGGCATCTTCAGCCGGTCGGCCTTGCTGCAGAGCTGCCGGAGGCGCTCGGCGATGTCGCGCTCGGTCATCACCGGGCGCTGTGCGCGCGCGTCATGGTGGGGATCATAGACGATCGCCTCCTGCACCGCATCGCTGAAAGGGGGCCGCGATGACGTTCGCAGGCGACGGCTCGTTGACCCCAAGAGCGAGGGGACCTGTGTTTCACGCCGTCGGTTCGGCGGCCCTTCCGGGCATCGTGGAGGGTGAGACGTCGGCCTTCACACCCGCGGGGCTGAAGCGTGGAGCCCGGAAGCTCACGCGGGGTCCGCGATGATGTGCGCCTCGGTTCTGTCCTCTCGGCCGCCCGTGACGTGCGGCCATATCCCGTGTTTCAGGGATCGAGGGGCGTGAACACAACGTGCGGCAAGCTTGTCCGGGGGCACGAAGCGATACCCGAACCCGGCTTTGTGAGGCCGCTATCGGCTTTGTGAGGCCGCTATAGGTCAGACTGTCAGGGTCAGAGCGGGCGAAGCTGTCCGCTTCAGAGGTCGGCCGCCTCGGTGAGATCAGCGCTTCATGGCTGGCCTCCCTGAACGACAACGGCCCCGCGCGGGGTTTCCGCCGGGGCCGTCTTAAACTTCTGCGCTGTCCATATGCGTCAAGCGACAAACCGCAGTCAAGTCCCATTCGACAGGGCCAGATCCGTCAGTCCCCCTCGATCCGCGAGGCGATCTCATCAGCGCTTCTTCGGAGGGTGCGCGCGCCTGTAAATGCGAGGACCATGCTGACAATTGCACCCACCGCGTAAGCTTGGTCCTCAAAAGAAAAAAACTCGCCAGACGTTATCTTGCTGGAAATGTACCCCATTTTCGTTATCGCACCGAGATATGGGATGAATATCCCGCCGAGCATCAGGCCAATGGACAGATTATTGTACCAAGTAGCCTTTAGTTTCTTGCGCTCGTTGTCCGCGGCCTTGCCCATCCCACAACCCTGCAGCGTGTATCTTCGCCGCTCGGTCTCGGCGCCGCGGCAGCATCTACTATAACCGGGGTACCAACCATACTCCCAGGCAGATCCTCGTGCTGGGGCCGCCGCAGCTAAGCGATCAAGCTGTCGCGGACTGCGCCGCCGGAGCTGCCTTCGGCTTGCGCGGGCTGCTCTTCCGGCGATGCGACAGCAGGTAGTTCACGACCTGGTCGACGCGCTGCTCGCGTAGGCGCTTGCGACTCGACGGGTTGTCCAGGATCCGCTTTGGCTTCGCCGCATCAGTCTCGCCGGCCCAGGGGCGCTGGGCGGCCGCTGGCGGCAGCACGGCGATCGACGCAAGCTTGCCGGAGAGTTCGTGCGCCAGCAGGTCGAGCCCGGCCCACCATGCCGCGTATTCGGCCCGTTCGATCAGGATCGACTTCGGATCGTCCCACTCGATCACGCAGTAGGCCCCACGCGGATACCGATCCTTGCCTTCGGCGCCCACACGCTCCTCGATGATGTGGGGGCGCAGCCGCCCTTCGGCATCGGTCTTCATGACGGTGCGCTGGATCATTACCACCGGTCGACCACGCTTCTCGTCGACCAAGGCCGCCGGCTCCGGAGATGCGGCGAAGGTCGGGCGCGCGCCGAGCCGGGCCCGGATCCGCACGATGTCGACGAGCTGCTCCATCGCCCGCACCATCGGCCCTTGCTGGTCCTGGCCCGCCGGCAGATCCGGGGCGAGTCCAAGGTCGCCGTCGAACCGATGCTCGGCGAAGCGGGAGAGCCCAAGGACAGCAGCCTCGACGATCAGCGCGTCGGGATGCGGCTCGCCCATCGCTGCCGGGAAGCCGGGCTCGCGGGAGAAGTTCTCGATCCGGCCGCCGTGCTGGGCCATCGCGAACATCGGGCAGACCGAGGGGAACTCGCGCAACCGGAACGAGCCGTCGTCCTCGCGCCGCTTCGGCAGCTCGTCGACGAACGCCCAGCGCAGCACGTCCTCGATGTCCATGACGCGCTTGTTCGGCGTCTCCGGACGACGGGTGCCGATCGGCGGGGCGTGGACGCGGCTCTGACGGATGCCGCCGGCGTGGCGACCGGGTGAGGCGCGCCGGGCCGGCGCGAAGGCGTGGGTGGTGCTCTGCGACTGCGTTGTTGCCGGCACGGTGGGTCCCCAGTGCTGTGCCGGTTCGATACAAAGCGGCAGCACGCGTTGATCCGCCGCTGGTTTTCTCAGTGTCAAGATGAATTCAGTTTGGCTTGACTGCGGATGATCGCCGCGTTGATGCCGGCCGCGATCTGCTCGGCGGCCTCATCGCGCAGGCGGTAGGCTGTGGCGGACGATCCATACTTCAGTGGTCGTCCCCGAATTGCCTCCTGAAAGCTTCCGCCCTCGGCACGGCACTTGGCCCACAGCAGCAGAAGGTCGCGCTTCTTCGTCCAGTCCGGATCGGCGATGTTGAGGTATTCGTTGAGCCAGTTCAGCGGCCGGATCTCGGCAGCGCTCCGCGTTCGCGGGTTCGTGGCATAGGCCCGCTTCATCCAGAGCAGCACGTCGCCACTCGTCCAGCTTGGGGTGTGGCCGAGGGCGGGGTCGAGTGGTGGACCTTCCTGGCGGAGCGGCATCTTACGCGACGAGGCGGTCCTGATCGCCGCCAGCCGTTCCTAGCATGTTCCCTGGTGCGGAACCGTGGCAGCTCGGCAATGGTCGGCTTGCACAATGTCGGATCAAATGAAGGGGATCTCAATTTTGATCCGGCGGCTTCTGCCCCTCCCAGGGCGCCGAGTGCGGTTCCTTCATCGCGATCAGGTCATCGGGGAAGCGGGTCGTTTCTCGGTGTAATCGACATTCCCAACGCCCTCACCATTCTCGATCATCTGCTGGCGATGGGTTTTCAGATCTTGCGGGGCCGGACGAATGTCCGGCCTCGTGGCACTGATTATGGTGCTCTTCCATCAGCCTGAAATTTGCATGCCCGGATTTCGCAATTCGCTGAGAGGGGCGGCTCTGAGGCGACGGATGTTGGGTTTGGTATTTCAGATATTTACATCATGCATAAATGTTCAGTTGGCTTCCTGATGCTTCACGCACTTGCTCCACTCCATTTCAAAACTATCCTGACGTCCGCGATTGACGTTCTTATGATAACCCTTCTGTATCGTTTTCGTGATCTCCCTCACCCAATCCGCGTCTTTTATCTTTCCCCTATAATCAAAATCCTCGCCAAAACTCTTACTCTCTTCATTGATGTCTACAATAATATCAGAAATGAATATGGAAATAGCTCTTCGGAATGCATTACTGAGCTTCAGGTCTCGCACGTATAATTCCGGGTAATCGATTATTTCTTTGAACTTAGTATCTTCGCTAAGCATCTCGCGAAGAATGTACATTAACATATATCTAGTGAGTTTATATTGCGCGAGCAGCGGCTCTTTGAATTTGATTAATTGCGCCTTGATTTCATCATCTATGACCCTCAGCATCACAATCCTGTCTGCGGTAACGTATGGCCTTCCGAAAAGAGCGCTATGCTTATCTTCGAATACTTCATACTTCCGATGTGTGCCCCACGGCTCTTTAAGATCAAAGGCCATGAGGTACAGGCCGGCCTCTTCGTTTGAAATAGGCTCGCCCGCGGCCGAGGTCTCGCCACGCTTGATCTCAAAAATATACCGATCCTTATAGTGTTGCGCGAATTCGGTGCGCAGACGAATTTGAATAGCGTTATTGGACTTAAAATCCCTGGAACGAACCCCATTCTGATTGTTTGAATATTCGGTAATCTGTTTTGCCTCGTCGGAAGTTGGGTCCATTTGGATGAACTTCGTCAGCAGCTTCAGATCGTCAGTGATAGCGGACTTATTCCCGTGAAGAGATGTCACGCTTTGGCATCCGTTGACAACGTAGTAGCCGCCAATTTCGATCTTCTCTTCATCCATCTTTAGATGCTTTGCTATTACTGTAATGCCATTATGGAAAAGCGGAAAATTCCGATGAGTAGAGCTATCTTTAACGCTTTTTACGAGGTCTTTATTCACACTCGTCCGGCCTAGTGGCCCGCGAACATTATATGTAAAGAGAGATTGATCTTCGATGCCGTCTAGTTCTACTAACTCGCGTGCTCGTATGGGAGCGATGACCGCTTTGGTGCCGGTTCCGGCAATGTGCTCCGCGCACTTGACCCCAAATACGTCGAAGGTAACTATTTTTTGCTTGGGAAGATCGCGTTCATCGGAGATGTAATTTGCCAGTAGTTCTTTTTTCCCGACAAACGCGATCTCCTTATTGTGCCGGTCCAAGAAATCAGCGCCGTTTCGGTCAAGATCTATGTTGGCAACAAATTCGCCATGCAATTCATAAGAAGGTAGTTTTTCTAGAAGACCAGAACGCTTAATCAACTGAGCAACTTGAGCCATCCCCGCAGTCTTCATGAGATGCTCTGCCGTTTCAACAGATTGGAATTGTCGAAGCGTTCCGAGGAAATTGCGAAGGGCGAAATCTCCCAACGCTGTGTCCGATCTATGCGAAACCTTTGACTGAAATATTGTTATCGTCTGATTGTTGTCGTTAATGAATATTCCGTCTACGCCCTTGTCGCCCGGTTGGTCGCAGACTGCATCGACGGCCTCGACGTCTTCAAGGCGATAATATTGTTCCAAATACCAGATTAGGAACGATGCACTTTCTGAGCGCTTAGGAGCCATGTGCTCACGAAAATTTTCAAGTAACGCGGGATAGTCGACATCGATCGCCATAGTTGGACCTTGGACGGCGCTGCGAAATAGCCCCATCCTGTCATGCGGATATCGAAGCCGGCAAGGCCGCTGTTGGAAGCACGACCGATCGCAAGCTTTGTTGCAGGAGGCTGTCATGCCTCCTCGCTTTGCAATGGCAGCATGGAACTTGTGAATGCGCTCTGCAGACCTGGCCTAGCGCAGGCAAGGTGCTGCCCCAAAAACGCGTTCATTCCGCCGCCTGCCGCGCCGCCTGTGCGCCGGGTACGCCCAGCCCGATCGCCTTCGCGAGCGCCGAGCGCTTCGCGGCGTAGCCCGCGGCGACCATGGGATAGTCGTCGGGCAGGCCGAAGCGTGCGCGGTAGCCCGCCGGGGTCAGGCCGTGGGACGTCAGATGCCGCTTCAGCGTCTTGTACGGCTTGCCGTCGAGGAAGCTGATCAGAGCGTCGGGCTTCATCGACTTGCGGATCTCGGTGGCTGTCAGGCGAAAGCCCTCGGGCTTGTCGGTCGCCACAGCCGGCGCCGGCTCCTGGAGCGCGACTAGGCCATCGCGGACGGTGCGCATGAGGCTAGGCAGATCGGTCGCTGATACGGCCTGCCGGCTGACGTAGGCCGCCACGATGCCGGCGGTGAGGCTGAGGATGTCGTCTTGGGTGTCGGACACTGGAGAGCTCCTGTGGGGATGTGAGGCCGGGGGATGCGCGCCGGCCTGGCGCGTCGGCTCAGTGGACCTCCTCTTCGTGGTCGACGGGGATCGGCACCCGCAGGCCGATCTTGCGGGCGAGCTCGTCGCTGATCGGGAGTCGGCCCCACATGGCTTGGCCGCGACCCTGCGCTTCGGCCTCGATCCGGGCTCGCTGGCGGAAGCGATCGTTCGCGCGGGCCATGGCCGCCCGCTCGGCGGAGATCTCCTCCTCCGTCTGCTCGGTGATCACGGCCTCGCCGCGCAGCTCCGCCTTCACCGTCTCCCAGTGAGCGACAGCGTTCGCCCGGTCGTCGTCGGTGGCGCCGGTGTCGTAGAGCTCGGCGCCGAGGATCGCCTCGACCCTCGCCAGCTCGGTCTCGAGCGGCAGGGTCTCGTACCGGCACTCGGCGACGACGTCGGTGTCGGACGGGCAGCCCTTGCCGTCCCAGAGGCAGTGCCAGCCGGGCTGGCGGAACCGGAGCCGGGCTCGCTCGATCGCCCAGGTCGGCTCGCCGGCGAGGGCCTGGGCGTAGAACCCGACCTTCGTGGTGAGCTCCTGCGCGTCGGCGCCGAAGTTCGCCTTGCTGGCGATCAGGAGCATGATCTCCCGGTTCGCCTCCGGCCCCGGTGTCGGGACGAGCGCGTGCCGCAGCTCGTCCCGCCGGTGCTCCAGCCAGTCTTGCTGCGTCCGGTTAGGCGCCGAAGCGACGGGCAGACGCTTGCGCCGGAAGGAGCCCGGCGTGTCCTCCAGCCGGTTCGTGAACTGCGCGATGAAGCGATCCGACTCCCGCGTCGGGAGCAGCGGGAGCACGGCCCGACTGTAGGCCGAGGACATCGAGGAGGTCGGCAGGCTCATGGGGCAATCCAATCATCTCGGCGACGAGGGCGAGTCCGCCGTTCGTGGAGCGGCGGGGCGAAGCGGATGCGGTGGTGGAGCGGCGGGTCTCGCGGGCGGCGCGCTCGGCGGCCTCGCGGAGCGCGGTGTCGAGGATCCCGTCGAAGGCCAGCGCCCAGTCGGACTTCCGGGCGATCGGCCGGTGCGCGTTGGCGTGTGACCAGCGATGCATGCTGGCGGCGGTCTGCCGAACGAAGGCGGCGTCGAAGCCGAGGGCCTCGGCGGCGGCGTAGTGGCGCCCCTCCGGCGCGAATCCATCGGGACACAAAACAGCCCGGGGAGAGGGAGCCCCCTTGGGGGCCGTGGCCGCGTGAGCGGACGCGGGGGGGAGCGACGAGTCCCGAGTCTCTCTCCTGGAGGATTCCCTTCTGGTGGATTCCTTCTGGGGGATTCCTCTAGGGGTGACAGCAGTGTCACCCTCGGGGGTGACTGCTGTGACACCCCCGAGGGTGACTGGATCGGGCGGCGGTATGGGTGACTGTGTGTCACCCTCCCCGCGCTTCGGCCGGCCGCTCGATCGGGGCGGCGACAGGTCGTTCGCCGCCGGCCGCGGTACGCCCGGCAGGTAGAGGACGAACAGGTTCTCCCGCTGCCGGCCGGTCTCGGCGTGGCGCTGTTCGACCCGCAGGATGCCGAGGTCCTCCAGGACACGGATCTTGCGCTGGACGGTCCGGACGGACTGCGAGCACTTGCGCGCCAGCGTCTCGACCTTCGGCCAGGCCTGCCCGGTCTCGGCGTGCGCATAGTCCGCGATCACGAAGGCGACGAGCTTCGCGATCCCGTCCGGGATGTCCGTCTTCATGACGTAGTGGATGGCCTCGATACTCATGGGCGGTGCGCCTTCGTTCAGGCAAAGCTTCATTGGCCGGCCGCGAAGCCTGTCCGGCTCCGGGCACGCGAACACCCGTCGCTGAAATCGCTGCTCGCGAACGGCGGTCGGGTCGGCGGGGCGGTGTGAGACGCTCGCAACACGGGACCGAGCGAAGGCCTCCGCCGAAAAAGACGGCGTCTGGAGGCGGCAGCTCAGGACCTGCGGAAGGCCGGATCTCGTCCGGACCGGGCGGCATCAGTCGGGCACGAGGCGCGGACCTGACGCAGGGCGAGCGAGGATCTGATGTCCTGGCGCGGGGGACCGCGGGGCAAGGGCCAGAGCTGTGGGTTCATGGCTGGGCGGCTCCGCGCGTCAGACGGCCGGCAGGACGGTGGGCGCCGGCACGACCAGGTCGGAGCCGGACGTCACGGTCGGTGCGGCGGTGGCCTCGGTAACGATGCCGGCAGCAGGCGCGGGCGTGTCGGCCGCGCCGGCGCCGATGCGCGGCGTACCGCCCGCGCCCTGGTCAGGCCCGATCAGGTCGAGCCGCCGGAGCGTGTCGAGCTGGCGAACCCCGGCGAGCGCCAGGCAGTCGAGGATGCCGAGGTTGTTGATCCGGATTGCGCGCGAGGTCGGAGATGGATCCGCCTCGAGGGCGTCGTTCTTGACGCGCAGGTCCTCGGCGATCTCGACCAGCAGCTCCTCGAGCTTCCGGCCGGTCGGGTTGCCGGCCGACATCAGTACCTTGGTGGTGGGCGCGCTCATCGATGACCTCGGGAGGGTTGCCGCGCGGGCGCGGTGGGGCGGCCGGTGAGGGCCGGGAGCGGATTCAGAGTCCGAGTCGCTTGGGAGTCGGAGCCCCTGCGGGGCTTGCTCCCGAACGCCACGCTAGGCGTCCGGTCCGGACGATGCCGGCGGCATCGGCGGCGGTTCGCTCGCGGCGGCCAAGCGCGCGGATTCGCGCGTCAGCAGCTCGGCGTAGAACCGACGGCGCATGGGTGCGCCGAACGAGCGGAAGGCTGCGATCTCGGGCGGGTAGACCAGCGCCACCGCGGCGATCGCGCGGGCCTCGGCGCTGAACTGCGCCTCGGCGGCGGCCGGTTTGGCGTCGAGGCGCGCGAAGACATCCGCCAGTTCGGGCGGAAGCTCGCGATCGAGCGGGTGGGCACGCTCGATCGCGGCCTCGATACCCTGGAGCCCAGGGCCGGCCACGTTCTCCCGGGCTCGGGCCATGGCCCCGGTCACCCACTCCTCGGCCCCTACACGCAGCGAGAGTGTCCGGGCACGGCCGAGCACCGATGCGGGCTGGACGCCGGCGGCCGCGGCGATCGGCGCGGCGGCGAACAGGCCCAGAAGCCCGCGGCGGTGCGGATTTGCGCTCATCGTCCGAGCGCCCACAGCAAGGCGAGCAGGAGGCCGGCCACCGCGAAGCGGGACGCATGAAGCGCCGCCAGCTGCGGGACGAAGCCACCGCGCCGCGTCCGCCGATGCAGCGCTTCGGATTCGAGGGCGGCAATCGCCATGAGGAGCGTGGCGGCCGTCATTCGGCGGCCTCACGCACGGCGGCCGGCGCCTGGTAGAGGTTCACGAAGTCCGGCCGCGGTTGACGCTGGAACGCCTCGCCGTAGGGCGGGAAGCTGCACGCGCGGACCAGGTCGTAGAACCCGTCCGGCTTCGCACTGTTCTCGCCCACCGGCCAGTCGTGATCGGTCCGGATCGAACGGGCGGCCGCGCGAGTGCGCATCTCGCCGCGCACGGCGAAGATCACGTGCTCCGTCGTGTTCCGGAAGTAGCGGCCGAGGCCGAGATCCGGCTTCGTCCAGGTCAGCAACGTCTTGTGCTTGAACCCGTAGGATTCGAGCAGGCCGAAGGCGACCTGAAGCGTGTTGTTCGTCGCCCAGAGGTAGAGATGGGCGTTGTCCTCGGCCCAGGCCTCGACCGGGACCGCGGCGATCTCCGCGAGGGTCATCGTCGCGTAATCGTGCCCGGCGGCCTCGGAGATGTTGTCCTCCTGCCAGGGCGGATCGAGGACGAGGGTGCGGAAGCGGCCGTCGACCGGCGCGAGGTCCAGAATCCGGATCTCGTCGCGCATCCGCAGCAGCTTGGTGTGCGGGCCGTCGACCTTCCCCTTGGCGTCCATCTCGGCGAGCAGAGGCCCGAACCGGTCCGGATCGGCCGCGGCCGCCTCGCACACGTCCATGATCTTCCGGAGCTGCCGTCCGGAGATGTCGAACCGGCGCCCGATGGCGTCGAGGGTCAGGGAAGGTCGTGAAACTTTCACGAGCTTGAGGCCACCCTTCCCGCCAGCGGCCATGCGCTCGCGGGCCGCCTCCTGCTCCTTGGCCAGGAGAGAGCGGGCCATCGTGTCGATCTCGCTGGGCACAAAACGCAACAGGCCGCGCATCAAGCTTCCCTGGAGGGCGGGCGGAGTACGAGTGGAGCTGGCGCGCGGGGTGGCGCGCCCCGACGTCATGCCGGCGCGAATCCGGACAGCAGATCGGCCTGGGCAGCCGGGGCCGCGGCGATCGCCGGCAGCTCGGGCGCGGCGGCCGGGGCTGCGTAGCCGGGCTCCCACGGGAAACGCAGGGCCGGCGGGACGCAGGTCGGCGCGTAGTGGACGTCGCCGGGAAAGCCGCGCGAGGCCGCGCGGCGGCAGCCGCACGCGCAGCGCGGCAGGTCGGGAATCGGGGAGCGGCTACCGAGGCCTGTGAGCGGGGCAGCCATCTACCGGGCCTCCCGGCTGGGCCAGGACAGGCGCGCGCTCGGATAGGTGCGCTCGATCAGCCGCCCCTCCCGGCGCGCCGTCCAGCGCAGGACGACGAGCAACCCGAGCTGAATCGGCAGCGTAAGCAGCGCCGCGACGCTCGGGTGCACCATGATCGCCGTCGTGACGGAGGCGGCGATCAGGACCCAGAGGGAGGGGGAGCGGGCGGCCACGGCGTCAGTCCTGCGGCTGCGCGATCGCCTGGATCTGCGGCTTGGCGGCCGTGAAGGCCCGCAGCAGACCGTCGTAGGCGCGCTCGTTGGCGTTCACCCACGGGATCGCGGTGACGAACAGCGCGTCGACCGCGATCGTGTCGAGGGCCTTGGTGCCGAAGACGAGGCCGCCCGGCTGGACCCGCGGGTACGTGCCGGCCGGAATCGAGCCGTAGCTGTAGACCGGCTGACCGCGGGCATCCTTCGCCGCTCCGACCATCTCCTGATCGTCGGAGCGGACCAGCACGACGCGGTCGCCCTGCGCCTGCGCGTCGTTCTTGATGAAGGACGCGTTGAGCGCCCCGACCCAGAGCGCGCACTGCACCTGGCTGCCATCGGCCACCGCGGACAGGGCGCGCACGCCCGAGCGCGTGTCGACGTTCACCGGCCCGAAGCGCTTCTTGTCGGCGAGCGCGAAGGCGTCCCAGGTCGTGCGGCCGCCGGAGCCGTCCGGGCCCACCGCTACGGTGTTGGCCTTGCCCAGGTCCGTGATGCGGGAGATCCCCGCGCCGCGGTTGCAGATGAGGTGGACCTGCTCCTGGTAGAGCACGCCGGCGCGCTCGATCGTCGAGAGCGCGGCCGCGTTCTTCGACGAGTAGACCAAGAGCGCGTCGGACTGGACGAAGGCCCCCTCGCAACTTCCGGCCGAGAGCTTGTCCAGGTTGTCGAGCGAGCCCTGCGTGGGCACGACCTCGATCTTCAGGCTCCCGGCCTTGCTCTTCAGCATGTGGCCGGCCCGGAAGTAGTTGCCGGATTCGGAGCCGGTGCAGAGGCGGAAGGTCGGTGGCTCGGCCGCGAGGGCGGCCGAACTGCTGGCGAGGACGAGGGCGAGGGCTGCGAGCGGGGCGCGCATGGACGGGTCTCAGGCTCCAGGAGGGGGGTGGAGGTCGGTGTGCTGGCCGCGCGACCACAGACGCGGATCCCACTCGCGGGCCCGGTCCTCGCAGGCCGCGGCCACCGCGAGGATCGGCGTCGCCACCGAGCCGACGAGCAGGAAGGGGAGTGACAGCCAGCGCAGAGCGGTCGCGACAGCGCGCAGGATGTGCCAGCGGAGGTTCATCGCGAGCCTCCGCCCATGACGAAGGCGAGCTTCTGCCGGATCGCGGCCGCCTCGGCCTCAAGGCGCTCCTGCTCTTCCTGGCGGGCGAGCTCCGCGATCCATTCGTCCGCGTCTTCGCCGAGGACGACGTCGACGAAGCTCATCCGATACCGCCGGATCAGGGCGAGCATGGCGGCGCCGTTCGGCACGGACCCCTGCTCAAGCCACTTCCGGACGGTCTCGGCAGAGACGCCGATCTCGCTCGCTACGTAAGGGGCCGTCTTCTCCGGATGCTTCGCGCGTAGATACGAAGCAACGCGTTCCCCTAAAGTTCTACCGTCAGAAGGGGCAATCCTACCGTTGCTTCGGCCAGACTTTCCCATTGCACTCCTCGATGCTGTGGGCATCGAGGTTGATCGGCCGATAGGTCCGGTCGGGAAGAGCGAGGCGGTCATGGATCGTCCCTCGCCGGGAGGTCGGCAGAACGATGCGGCAGATCACGCGCCGGGGCTGGCAGGCTGTGAGGCGCGTGGAGGTGAGCAGGGGCGGTTCGCATCACGCGGCCGCCCTTCTGCTGTCGGGTGCCCACTCGGGCGAATTACTGCCCGGCATGACGCCGGGACCAGGGGCCGAGGTCAGGCCGTCGCCATCACCCGTCGCCCCCGGCACGACCTTCTCAACGGACTGGCTCGGTGCTGCCGTCGCAGCATCCCCACCGTCGCCCTGGTCGCCTCGGGCCGCTCTGTCCGCGCCATCGCGCGTAGCTCTATCGTCTCCCAAAAGGCGCCGGAGCCCGCAGGCCCCGGCGGAGTCTAGGGAGGAAACGCCCATAGAAGGGCATGCCCGGCCGGCGCTTGCCCAAGCACCGGTCGAACCTCGGACGGCCGTCAGCGGCCGGATCTGTGCGGCTACCGGCTCAACAGGAGCCAGAGACAGAGCGCGGCCGCGGCGGCGATCGCCAGGACGGCCCGCGCAGCCTCGTAGAGCACCGTCGAGCGGGGGCGCCCCTCCGCGACCGCCCTGTCGGCGCGGCGCATCGCCGGCAGCGCCCCCAGCACCAGGAGTACGGCCAACAGGAAGGCAGCGATACGCAGCAGCACAGGAGTCGGCGCCTTGGGCTTGAGCGCGAGGGACGGACACAGATGCGCGGGCGGGGGCCGGCTGTCGAGGGTGCATCAGGCGTCTCCCTCGGGTGAAGAAGGGACCCAGATGCCGTGCGGGATCCCGGCCGCGCCGAAGAACCGGCAGGCCTGCACGATCTCGGCGAAGTTCGCCTGCCGCAGATCGCCAAGCAGAACAGCGCGCAGGCCGCCGGGTGTGATGGCGTACACACCGACCTCGCCGCCGACCGCACCGATGTCGACGCCAGCGACCAGCTGCTCCGGCCGTGCGGCGGCTGCGATCGCGGCCGGAGCTGCGACCGGGGCGAGCCCGAGAAAGGCGAGGACGCTGCGGCGGGAGGGCATCCTAACGCCCCTTGCGGTCGAGGCGCCCGTAGGCGGCCAGAAGCTGCTGCGCCAGCCACAGGAGCTGATCGCGCCGGAGCCCGACCTTCAACTCGGGGCCGCCCCCGACCACTGCCGCGCAGAGCGTGATGGTGCCGGCATCTTCGTCGGTGTCGAGGCTCAGTCGATCTGCGCAGACGTCCCGGTCGTTCGCGCGGGCGGCACGCGTCTTCTCCGCGACCTCGAGCTCCGCCAGCTGCGCCTCGGCATTGGCGCGGCGCGCGAGCGCGGCCTCGTGAGCGTCGCGGGCAGGGACCAGCTCCCCGCCCCGCAGGCAGCTTGCGAGATCGCCGCCTATGCTCCCACCCAGGAACAGGCGCCACTCCTCGCGCTGCGCATCCTGGATCAGGACTTCCGCGCATCCGGGGCGGTTGCGCTCTACCGTGAAGCCGTGGACCGCGATCAGGCGATCGGGCGCTTGGGAAACTGGGGCAGTCTCACCGGGGAGCACCGTCACATCGGCGCCCTGCCCATGGCGGCGGACCGTGACGGTGGCGCCATGCGGGATGGCGACATCCTTCGGCTCGGGACCGTACTCGCTCTCGTCGACGATGCGCAGGGTGGCGGCCATTCACACGTTCTCCGGAGCGAGGGCGGCGGGGATCGGCTCCGCGCCGTAGGGCAGGAGCGACGTCTGGACGGTGGTGCCGTTCGGCCGGATGCCGACGACGTCTTGGCGGGTCGGAAGCTCGACGCCGACGGCCTCGGCGAGGTCGAGCGTCACGCGCTCGGTGGACGGGATCTGCTCGCCCTGCAGCTTGGTGCGCTTGAGCCAGAGGCCGAGGATGTAGCCGTAGAGCCGGACGAGCTGCTCGGCGTCGAAGGGCGAGCGGCCGACCGCTTCGGCGTCGACGTTGATATCGACCCCTTCCATCCGGATCTCGTCGACGTGGTCGGCGAGCTCGCGCAGCTGCTGGACGATCTCGGAGACGCCGACGGCGAGCACCGCGCCCATGACCAAGATCACCGCCGCGAGGCCGGCGGCCGCGTAGAGGATAGCGTCGGAGAGCTCGCTGATCGCGGCGGTGAAGGCGGGGTCGGTCGCCATCTACGCCTGCTCCCGCTCGGCAGAGACGTCGCTGACCAGCGCGAGGCGGGTGGTGCGGCCACGAAGCTTTCGGGCCTCGGCGAGGTCGGCCGCCTGGATGAGATCGGCAGCGATCTGGCGGGCGACCTGAGGCTCGAGCTCGACGATTTGACTGCCGCCGAGCTGGCGATCCTGGACTGCGACCAGGACCGCTCGCATGGGCTGGACCGGGAGAGCGACGGCAAGCGTGGCGCTCATGCCGCGGCTCCCTCGGCGGGGGCAGCGACGCGCTTGGCTTTACGCGCGTCGGATTGGGCCGCCCAATCGGTGAGGCCGACACGCCCCCCGGTCGCGCGCTCGATCCGCACGATCGTCGAAGCGTCCGGTTCGCGCTCCCCGTACTTCCACTTTTTCACGGCATACGGACCGCACTCGCCGAGGCGTTCGGCGAACGCCTCGTCGTCGAGTCCTTCCTCTCGCATGTAGTCGAGCAACCGCATGGCCCAGACGATTCCCCAAATCGGGGATCTCCGTCAAGTGGAGTCTGTCCCAACTTGGGGAGCGACGCACGAACGGCGTTCAGCGATTGTCCCCGCTATGGGGAAAACGGTTCGCCCGCGGAACAACCTGAAGCGTCTGCGCGAGGCGTCTGGCATGACGCAGGAGCAGGCCGCGGCCGCTTTTGGCATGTCCAAGGGCGGCTACATCAAGATCGAGGACGGCGATCGAGGGCTCAAAGCCGAGCGGATCGCCAAGGCCGCCGAAATTTTCAAAGTGCAGCCTTCTGAGATCAGCGACGTTCTCGCTGACATCACCTCTACGGCCACGCCCAAATTCGAGGATGTGCTGCTGGAGCGCGCGCGAGCCGCAACCGCAGAGAGGGACGAGGACCTTCTTTCGGTGGTTGGCGAGGTTGCAGCCGGGCGCTGGATCGAGATCGACGATTTTGTGGACGAGCCTGCGTTCGATCCCGTTCCCGTTCGCTCAGATCCGCGCTGGCCCTCGGAGCATCAATACGGCCTCGTCGTGCGGGGTGAGTCGATCAATCGCTTCGCCGCCGACGGCGATGTGCTCGTCTGCATCTCCGCGATCCCAACCCGCTATCGGCCGAAGGATGGCGACCTCGTCATCGTCGAGCTGCGCCGGAACGCCGGCCTGTTGCGACAGCGCACCGCCAAGCGCTTCTTGAGAACGGACACGCATGTCGAGCTCTGGCCCGACTCGGATCACGAGCGCTGGCAGAAGCCGATCATCATCCCGAAAGGCCTCACACCTCTGGAGTTCTTCCTAGAGGAAGAGGGGGGCGGGATCGAAGCGGAGATCGTCGCCTTCGTCGCCAGCGCGGTGCGGCAGGTGCAGCGCTGGAGGCGGCCGTGACGCGCTATGCCCTGACCGTGATCGTGACGCTCATCGTGTCCGGCTGGGCGGTGTTTGCGTCCGCCAAGGATGGGCATGGCCTCAACTTGGACAGCCCCGGCCTGATCGATGCTGTCGCAACCGTGCTCTATCCATATCAGGACCAAGAAACGTTCACGCGGGTCGACGACAATACCGTACTCGTCGAGATGCCCGGCAATTTTGTACTTCAGCTGCAACGAATGGCGGGACCCGACTGCTCTTTCCAGTCGAGAAAGCTCAACGATGGCAACCCGGTTATCCAGCAGTACAACTTCTCGCAGTTGACTGGTGATTATCGGACCTCGACGCCTCGATACAATTTGACGCCAAGCATTCTCTTCGAGGGCGAAGCTGCCTGGTGCATGAAGGACAACGCCGGCCTGCGGTGTTGGAACGCCATCGAAACACCCGTCGGGGGGATCAACGAGACGCGGAAGGTGCTTCGCGCGATGGCCTTCATCCAGCAGAACTTCTGCCAACCAGCCAAGCCGAAGCGCCCCTTCTGATCGCGGCATGCGGGGCTAGAACGGAAGCTGGTCTGCCAGTCCAGGCGGCACCTTTCCGAAGATCGCCAGCGTGATCGGGTCGGAGCCGTCGTCGTAGTCCGGGTCGACAACTGTCCGCGTGAAAGCAGCTGCGCCGACAGCACGCCCAGTTCTTACCTTCTCCTCGGCAATTTTACAGGCGTCTGAGACGCCGTTACATTCGATGTAGCGTCCCTGGGCAAGCTTGCCCTTCAGCAGGACGAACAACTGCACTCCGTACGCAACGATTGGCTTCAGGGGCATGGACGCTCCTCAACTCTGCGTTGGGCCCATCCGAGCGCCACCCTGGGAACAAATCAAGAACGAAGTTCGATGTTCTCCCCAGGCTGTGGATAGCTGTTGAAAAGCCACCACGCCAAAATTCCCCATAACGGGGTTGACGATGTTCCCCGTTTTGGGGAGGATGCGCCATCGCCCATCGCGATGGAGTCGCCCGTGGCCGCCCGCCGCCGTACCAACTTCCCGACAGACGTCCGCAAGGCCGCCCTCGCGCGCGCCGAAGGGCAGTGCGAGGGCGTGCTTCCGACCGGCTTTCGCTGCGAGGCGGTGCTCCAGGCCAGCCAGTACGTCTTCGACCACGTCGTCACGGACTTTCACGGCGGCCGGGCAGATCTCTCGAACTGCCAAGTGCTCTGCAAAGACTGCGATAGGGCGAAGACTGCGGCTGATCAGACCGCCATCGCCGACACCCGCCGCGCCTACGACGCGCACCATCGCCTGCGGGCGCCCCGCAAGCCGATGGCCGGTGGCCGCTACGACCGGGTGAGAAAGGGCTTCGACGGCCTCACCCGCGACCGGGACACCGGCGCTGTCCGCTCCCGCCTCAGCTCGATTGACGTGAGGGACCTATGAGCGTGCCCGCTCACTCGCCCGCTCCCTGGCATCAGGACAGCGCGCGTCCCGAGATGGTGTTCGACAAGCGGGGTCGCCTCGTCGTCGACTGCGATCACCACGGCATGGGGCCACGCGCGCAAGCCGCGGCCAACGGGGCGCTCGTGGCCGCGGCGCCCGAGATGCTCGTCCAGCTCAAGGGGATGCTCGGCCTCGCCGAGTTCCTGATCAACGCGGTCAACGTCGACACGGACCGGACGAAGGTGGTGGTTCGCATGAACGGCGAGGCGGTCGCCGAAGTACCGATCGCCGTCATCCTCGAGCACACCAAGGCTGCCGTCGTGAAGGCGGAGGGCCGCTGACATGGCCGATCCCATCCTCACCGGTGCGGCCGTCCGCGACATCCTGCTCGCCAGCCTCGCCGGAGATGAGCCGACCGGGCCCACCGTCGACGTCGAAGGCATCATCGCGACGTATCGCTTCAGCGTCGAGGCAATCACCACGGCCACCCCGCAGATCGAGCAGCTGATCGGCGAGCTGGAAGACGCCTTCGTGCAAGGGCGCGGCGGGGGCTGGACCTTCCTCAACCTCTGCAACGACCGCCACGGCCAGCAATGGGCCGATCTGCACACGACGATGGAGGCCCTGTGTGTCCTCGCCATCGCGGCGCGGCGCGGCCAGTGGTGCCTTCCCCGGGAGTACTGGCACGTGATGCCCGGCGGCATGCCGTACGTCGTGTTCTGGCTCGGTGAGCCCGCCACCGCAGAGGGCCGCTGACATGGCCGCCCGCGCCCGCCGCCAGCCCGCGCCCGAGCCGGCGCCGATCACCCCGCCGACGCCGGCCTTCGGCGCCTACCGGCTGGAGGAGATCAAGCCGGGCCGGCAGTGCCGCTTCCCGTGCTCGTCCGTCGGCACGGACCACCGTTTCTGCGGCCGGCCGACCAGCCAGGGCGGCCCGAACAAGCACGGCTCCTGGTGCGACGAGCACCTCGCCGTCGTCTTCGAGGCCTGGCGCCCGGGCGGCCAGGTCCTTCGCCGCGCGGGGAGGGCCTGACATGGCTCGCCTGCGCCCGACCCTCACGCCCGGCCCGAGCCCGACGCTCCGTCAGGCCCGCGTGGCTGCCTTCAACGCCGCCTATCCGGTCGGCGCGCCGATCCTGGTGTGGGTCGGGCAGTTCCGGGACGGCCAGCCCGTCGCCACCGAGGTCGAGGCGCCTGCGCGCTGTGCCGGCAAGACGGGCCCGATGGTCCTGGTGCGCGAGTACGGCTGGATCGCCCTGACGCACGTCTTCCACCGCGCCGATCCGGCCGAGCAGCGCGAGCTATTCCTCGACGCCCGCCGGATCGAGATCGAGAGCGCCGAGCTGCGGGTCGCGCCGGCGATCGCCGAAGGCCTCCGGTTGGCCGCGGCCGCGCGCGGGATCCGCGCCGGCGAGCTCGCCCGCCGCATCGTCGAGACCGTGGTGCGCGAGAGGCTCGTCGAAGCCGTCCTGCAGGACGGCGCAGAGACCGCGGCGCGCCGCCGCTACGGGGAGGCTGCCTGACATGCCCCACGCCAAGGATCATCCGCTCGCCGGCCGCCGCGTGGTGCTCGACGAGAGCACCGGAGAGACGGTCTACGTCGTCGACTGGCTCGACCGCCTGCCGGGGAACGGCACGCTGCTGCGCCCAACCCATCCGGTCGCCCGGGCCTTCCGGAGCCGCCTAGCGGCGCTCGACCTCCACGAGTCCGGCGCCGTCCTCGCCCGCACCAATGACGGCCTGACGCTCGTCCACCACGCCGAGCTGCCCGCCTACGACCCCGTGCCCGTGGGAGTGATCTCGTGAGCCGCCACCTGCTCCTCGACCGGCCGGACCGGCACGTCGTGCTCGGGTTCGACCAGCAGCTCCAGTCCTTCTTCGGGCAAGTGTTCCGCGGGCCGGCCTCGGGCCCGGTCGGCAACGCCTGCGGTGGCTGGCCCACGCGCTCCGGCCTCGGCGGCCGCCGCCCTGTCGCCAGCTCGGCGCAGAAGGCGAACGATCTGTCCGAGCTCAGCGAGTGGGCCAAGGCGCAGATCCCGGATGAGTTCGCGACTGAGCCCCAGGCGGCCTACTACCTCGGCCTCCTGATCGGTCTCCTCTCGCTGGAGTGCAACAGCGGTGAGGACGCGCCCAAGGTGCCGCTGCCGGCCTGCCTGCGGGGGCCGCGCGCATGACCCGCCGGATCGACCTCATCCCCGACCGCCGCGAGCGCGCTGCACTGGAAGCGCTGTGGCGCGCCCAGGGCTGGCCGCAGGCACAGATCGACGGTCTCGGCGATCGCCTGCGGGACGACGAGGTCCTGGACGGCGCGCTCTTCGAGGTCCGGGCAGTCTTGGCGGCCCTCGACGCCTTGCCGGTGCCGCCCCGCAAGGCCGGTCCGCTCAACCCCGCCGACGTGTCTGCCCTCGCGCTCGATGTCGGGGCGCACGTGATGATCGTCCTCGCGTCCGGCCCCGATGCGCTCGACCGCGCCGTCATCTGGGGACGCGGCGTCCCGCCGGCGGTCCTCGATCCCAAAGAGGCTCTCGCGCTTCGCAAGCTCGTCGCCCGGGCGCTGATCGCGATGGACGCCGCCGCTCACCCGCTTCCCGCCGCCCCCGCCTCGAACCCGGAGAACCAGTCGTGATCCAGCGTACCCTCATCCCGACCACGATCCCGATGGCGCGCCGGCTGGCCCGCCTCGACCCCGTCACCCGCATCAGCCCGGCGCTGGCCGCCGCGGCGCTCAAGGCCGAGTTCCTGGCCGAGGACGTCGAGGCGCACCTCTCCGAGGCGATGGCCCTCGTCCCGACCTACGTCGAGCTGGCGGCCTCCGAGCGGCCTTGGATCCAGGCGCTCGGCCACGCCCGCGACGTCGTGGCGATCGCCGTGCTCGCCGCCTTCGGCGCCTACACCTGGGCGATCCTGTCGTGAGCGGCCCGCGCGAAGCCCGGCCGGGCGCCTTTCACGGCGAGCTCGTCGACGTGAGCTGGGACTGGAAGCGTCGGCACTTCGTGGGCCACGTGTCCCTGCCGCTGCAGCTGCTCGACCCGTTCCTGAAGGAAGTGGGCACGCCCCCGCATCCCGATGATCGGGGCGCGCCGGGTCAGCGGATCCCGGTCGCCCTGCTCGCCTGTTACGGCCCGACCGAGGGCATCCAGGACGAGGAGGTCATCGCCGCGGCCGCGCTCGACGCGCTGATCCGGCTCGCCGAGCAGGGGCGCCTTCGCAGCAACGGGCAGCTCGCCCTCAGCGGCCGCATGCAGCGGTTCGACGACGCCCGGGCCCGGGCCGCCGGCGTGAGCATCCCCGACCGCGGGGAGCTGCCGTGATGGCCTACGACCTCATCAAGCAGACGCACCCGCACGCGCCGACCGCCATCGGCGCCCGCGTGGTCGAACGTCTCTCCGGCCGCCTCGGGACGGTGGCGCCGCCCCGCGCCGGGCTGAAGGGCATCGCCGTCCGCTTCGACGGCCGCTTCGGGGTCGCCGACTGCCCGCCGGAACGCCTGGACTACGCCGCCCCGCCTCCCGCTCCCTCGCCGCTGTGGTGCGCCCGATGACGACGCTCAGTCCCCGCCGAGATGCGCTGGTGGCCGCATTCGCCGCCGCCAACGAAGCCGCCAAGGCGCTTCCTCCGCCAAAGGATCGCCTGGAGGCGATCAATCGCGAGCTCGCGCACGCCGTCATGGAAAGCGCCCTGACCCCGATCGCGGAAGCGATGGATCTGGGCGTCGACGGCCGCACCACGAGCGTGATGTTGGCGAGCGCGATCGCCAACGTGATCGCGAGCTTCTGCCTTTCGTGCGCTGACGGGGACGAGGGTTCCGCGGAGCGCATCGCGATCGTGCTCTTGGACTCGCTCGTCGACCGGGTGCGGGACATCTTCGACAAGCCTGCCACGATCGATATCGTGCAGGAGTTCCGCGCCCCGACCCAGGGGCGCGCCCAATGAACGCCGCCCCATCCCGCTCCGGCGCGCTGCTCGGCCAGATCGCGGCGACGCTCAACCTCCCGGTCGAGCACTTCACCGCGCCCCGCCGCGAGTCCCCCGTGGCCGAGCAGAGCCCCAGCGTGCATGTCGCCGCACTGCTCCTCGACCCCGCGGGCGCACGTCTCGCCGCCGCCTTCTACCGCATGCCGCGCGATCAGCGCGTGTCACTCGCCAACACCGCAGAGGTGATCGTCGACCTGTCGACGCCGCTCGCCACCGCCGCGACCGGGGAGCCGCGCTGATGCTCCGTCAGGGCGCCCCCGTTCGCGAGTTCACGGATGCTGCCGCCCTGCAGGCGCACTACCGCGCCCTGCGGGAGCGGACCTGGGCGCTCCGCACGGTGCGTCCCCGCCAGGAGCATGGCCGCACGCGGGCCCTCGTCGAGGCGCAGCGCGAGCGGGTCCAGCGAGAGGCTCAAGAGCGTGAAGCGGCCGCGCTCGCGGCTCGGTCCGAGATGGACGCGCGCGTCTTTCAGGTCCTCGACCCAGAGCAGACCGCCCGCGAGCCCAAGCGCATCATCGCCCGCGTCGCCGAGGCCTTCGGGTTCGCCTACGCGGACATCCTCAGCTTCAGCCAGGTCGCGCCGCTCGTGCGGGCGCGCTGGGCGGCGATCGTCGCGGTGCGTGAAGCCCGCCCAGATCTGTCGTTCGGGCAGCTCGGGCGTGCCTTCGACCGCGACCCGACCGGGATCCGCTACGCGCTGCGCAGGGTAGCCGTCCTAGGCGTCCCTCAGCCGCCGGTCGCCCGTGAGCCCGAGCGGATCATCGACGACGTGGCGGCCGCCTTCGGCATCACCCGGGCCGAGATCATCGGTCCCGGCAAGACCGCGCCGCTGATCCGCGCCCGCTGGGCCGCGATCGCCGCCGTCCGCGCGGCGCGTCCGGACCTCCCGCTCGTCGGCCTGGGCCGCCTGTTCGGCGATCGCGACCATACCACCATTCGCAACGCGCTGCTGAGGATGGCGGTCGAGGGCGTGCCGCAGCCCCCTTGCCAGGGTGGGTGCACATGACCGGCCGCTCCGCCCCGCTCGCCCTCGCCATGGGCCTTTTCGTCCTGTCGATCGCCGTCGCGATCGTGCTGATCCCGTGGCTCGACGAGCAGCTGCGGAAGGCGATCGCGCGGAAGGAGGCGGCGGAGCGAGCGGCCAACGACAACACCCAGGCCGAGGCCCAAGCCGCGCCACCCCTCCCATCCGCCGCCGAGGCCCGTTCGTGATCCAGCAAAAGATCCTGCATTTCCACGTCTGCGGCGGGGCCGGCGGCGGCGCCAAGGGCTTCAACCGCGGTCAGGCCCGCGTCGGCCATGTCGTGGCCAAGCCGCGGTGCATCGGCGGCGTCGACGTCGACCCGGCTGGCATCGCCGACTTCGACCGCGTCGCGGGCGTGCCCGGCACCGTGCTCGACCTCTTCACGGCCGAGCAGTACGCGGCGTTCCATGGTCGCGTGCCGCCGTCAGGCTGGCGCGAGGCCTCGCCGCAGGACTTCCAGCGCGCCGCCCATGGCGAGCGCCCGCACGTCGTCTTCATGTCGGCGCCCTGCAAGGGCTTCTCCGGCCTGCTCTCGGACAAGCTCTCGGTCAGCGCGAAGTACCAGGCGCTGAACGGCCTCACCCTGCGCGCCGTCTGGCTCACCCTGGAGGCGTGGCAGGACGATCCGCCCGAGTTCATCCTGTTCGAGAACGTGCCGCGCATCGCGACCCGCGGGCGGCAGCTCCTCGACCAGATCGGCGCGCTGCTCACCGCCTACGGCTACGTGTTCGCCGAGACGACGCACGACTGCGGCGTGCTGGGCGGCCTCGCGCAGAGCCGGAAGCGCTTCCTCTTGGTGGCCCGGCACGCGCAGAAGGTCCCGCCCTTCCTGTACGAGCCCGAGAAGAAGCGCCTGCGCGGCGTCGGCGAGGTCCTCGACGCGCTCCCGCTCCCGGGCGACCCGGCCGCGGGCCCGATGCACCGGATGCCGGCGCTCCAGTGGAAGACGTGGGTGCGCCTCGCGTTCGTCGAGGCCGGGTCGGACTGGCGCTCGCTCAACCGCCTGCGCATCGCCGACGGCATTCTGCAGGACTACGCGATCGAGCCGGGCGCGAACTGGCATCGCGGCGTCCTCGGCGTCCGGGCGTGGGATGAGACGGCCGGCGTCGTCACGGGGCGCGGCTCGCCGACCACCGGCACCTTCGCGGTAGCCGATCCCCGCCCGGGCTACGGGCACGAGTACGCGCAACTCGGCGTGAAGCGGTGGGATCAGACGGCGGGCGTGGTCACCGGCCAGAAATCGCCCGGGCAAGGGACGCTCTCCGTCGCCGACCCGCGGACCGGCTTTTCCCGAGGTGCGCACACCAACATCTTCCGCATCGTGCCTTGGGGTGATCATGCCCGCACGGTGACGGGAGCCCGGCACGTCACCGGCGCTGCGGCCTGCGTGGCGGATCCCCGCGCAGCCGCGGGCTTCCGGGGCGCGGGCAAGTATCGCGTCACCGGCTACGGCGAGGCGGCCGGCACCGTCATCGGCGCGTCGACGACTGGGCAGGGCGCCTTCGCGCTGGCGGATCCGCGGCCGGCCCGCCCGTGGCGCGATCAGACCATGGGCGTGCTGGCGCTGGACGAGCCAGTCGGCGCGATCACCGCACAGGCCGAGGCGACCACCGGGCGCTTCGCCGTTGCTGATCCGCGCTGCACCTGGGCCGGCACCGCACACCGGAACAAGCTCAAGGTGGTGCCGTACGGGAGCGCCGCCGGCACGGTGACGGGCGCGGACCGCATCGGCTCCGGAGCGCTGTGCGTCGCCGACCCGCGGCCCGAGTTCGCCCGCGGCGGCCGGGAGGTGTTCCAGAACGGCGGCCACTACGGCGTCACGCCCTGGAGCGGATCGGCCTACGCGGTCACCGGCTCCGGCCAGCACGACAACGGCCGCTGGTCCGTGGCCGACCCGCGCGAGCCCGCCGAGATCGATCCGCCCGCCGCGCTGCCGGCGCCAGACGACCGCCTCGTCGCGGTGATCCAGGCGCTCGACGGGACCTGGCACCGGCCCTTCACCACCTTCGAGCTCGCCGCGCTCCAGAGCTACGTCGGGCCCGAAGACGTCGGCTTCGCCATGCACGGCCAGTCCGACAGCGCCTGGCGCGAGCGGATCGGCAATATGGTCCCGCCCGCCGCGGCCGAGGCCGTCATGGGCGTGATCGCCCGGACGCTGCTGCTCGCGAAGGCCGGCGAGACCTTCCTGCTGTCGAGCGAGCCGATCTGGGTCCGCCCCGTGGCGATCGCCGCGTCGCTCGACCTGCCTCTTACATCTGGGGAGGCCTGACGTGGTCGCCTACAGCTTCAAGAAGTGGTTCGGGCCGCCCATCCTCGCCGGCACCAAGGCGCAGACGATCCGGGCCGAACGGAAGCGTCACGCCCGCCCGGGCGAGCTCGTGCAGCTCTACACCGGGATGCGCACCCGCCAGTGCCGGCGGCTGGGTGAGACACCCTGCCTGTCCGTCAATCCGATCCGGATCGAGCTGCCGCGCGCGCGGCGCGTGCCGGAGGTCCTGATCTTCGACGCCGAGGGTGCGCTCGCGGAGCACTGGCTCACGGCGCGCGCCCTCCAGAACTTCGCCCGGGCCGACGGCTTCGCCGACTTCGACGAGTTGCACGCCTTCTGGCGCGCCGAGCATCCCGGCGTCGACACTTTCCACGGTGTGCTGATCCGATGGCAGCCGCTCGTGGCGGCCGACGCGCTCGATATCGCGGGAGTAGCTGCATGACACGCGTCGTTCCGCAGCCCCGCGACTTCATCGCGACGCTTCCCCGCCTGCGCCTCACCCCGCAGCAGTTCGAGGACCTGCGCGACTACAGCGCCAGCTACCCGACGGGCACGACCCCCGGGAAGATGTGGCGGCGCCTCGATGGCGCGTTCGACCACGCCTTCGTCCGCGCCGGCGGCCAGCCCTACTGGATGGTGATGCAGTACGATCCGGCGGCGCCTTCCGATGCCGAGATCGAGTCCATGAAGGCCCGCGGCGAGCCGGTGCTGACGCGGATAGCCATCCTGCGGTTCAAGCCGGTCATCGTGCTCCGCGCCGACGCGCGGCCCTCGGCTGCTGAGGTTGCAGCATGACCCGCCGCGCCCCCAAGCTCCCACCGCCGACCATGCAGGAGCGCGCCGACGCGGCGATCGCCGCCCGCACCCTGGCCGCCGCCATCGCCGATCCGTCCACTCGGGGGGAGCGCAGCGTCGCGTTCCTCGACTTCAGCAACCCGCGCCGCGGCGAGTGTCACGTCACCTGGGCGAACCTACCGGGCTTCCTCCAGGTCAACGACCGCTTCCACCACGCCTGCCTCCCCGGCTGGGAATACACCCGGGCTGAGGTCGAGCTGGAGATGATCCCGGACCTGCGGGCGCTGGCCGAACACGGCGTTCGGCCGGCAGTGGCGACGAACGGCCGACCGCTGACCCCTGACCTTTTCGGGGTGATGTCGTGAAGCCGGCCCCTGTCTCCGACCTCCTCACGCCTCCGAAAGCCCGCGTGCCCGCGAAGCCCATCACGGCGGCCGACGTGCGCGTCGCGCTTCGCCGCCGCTTCTGCGCGCCGGAGTGGGCGCTGCTGTTCGAGGTTGGCGACGCCACCGGCGCCCGGCACACGCGCTTCGCCGATGCGGTCGCCATGAGCCTGTGGCCGAGCCGTGGCCTCGAGCTCCACGGCATGGAGATCAAGGTCAGCCGGTACGACTGGCGCAACGAGCGCAAGCGGCCGGAGAAGGCAGAGACGATTGCCGCGTATTGCGACCGGTGGTGGCTCGTCACGGGCCCCGGCGTCGTCGAGAGCTCGGACGAGATCCCGCCGGCCTGGGGCTGGATCGACTTCGACGGCGAGCGGCTGACCACCGTCCGCGAGGCGACCCGCACGGACGCCAAAGACTGCGATCGCCGCTTCCTCGCCGCGCTCCTCCGCCGGGCTTCCAAGACGGACGACGCCGCCGTCGAGGCCGCGATCACCCGACGGATGCGCGAGAAGGAAGAGGCGTTCGACGAGCGCGTCCGGCGAGCCGTCGAGATGCGCGTAGGGGACCGCGACCAGGTCATCCGCGATGTCGAGGCCTTCGAGGCCGCGGCCGGCTTCAAGATCAGCGAATTCCGCGGGTTCAACTGGGACGCTGAGGAGACCGGCCGCGCCGTCGCCGCGCTGAAGAAGAGCGGCGTCGACAAGGCCTTCCACGGCCTCCAGCACGCCGCCGAGACGCTGCGCAGCTGTGCCGCCCGTGTCGAAGAGGCCCTGGCTGAGATCGGGCTGCCGCCGCGCAAGCCGCCGACGGAGAGCAAGAGAACCAAGAGGGGCCGCGCATGATTGCCGACCTCTTCAACCTCGATCGTGCCCTCACGCCGCAGGAGCGAAAACGCCTCAAGGCCGGCACCACTCCGAAGGGCTACGCTGCGCTGCCCGGTACCGGCCCGGCCGGTGAAACCTGCGGATCCTGTGCGCACGTCGTCCGCCGGCAGATGGCGCGGGTCTACCTGAAATGCGGGCTGATGCGCCGGGGCTGGACCGCCGGCATCGCCAGTGACGTGCGGGCGAAGGCGCCGGCGTGCAGCCGCTGGGCTGCGCCTGAGGCGACGGAGGCCGGGTCATGAAGCCCGTCCCGGTCCCGATCGGCGTCGCGGAGATCTCCGGGGGCTTCCTCGTGAGCCTGCCGCGTCAGTTCTGGCTCGTGGTGGGCCTGCGCAAGACGTTTCCGCGCCTGCAGGCCGCAGCCGCGCCTTGGACGTACCTCGTCCCAGCTGGGCGGGACGTGGCCGCCCGGATCGAGGCGTGGATCGCCGAGGTCGAGCTGCAGGTGCGCGCCGAAGCGCGACGCCGCGCCTGGACTGCTACGGACGCCGAGTGGAACGGCGCTGGCGAGCCCGAGGCGCCCCGGCCGGTCGCGGCCGAGCCGGCGATCATCGTCCTGCCGAGGAAGCGGACCGCGAAGCCGGTGCTGCAGCTGCTCGCCGATCTCACGGCCGGCGCTGTCCTGGTGGTGACCGTCAGCGACGATGGCGCGCGTGGCTACCGGCTCGCGCCCTCCGGCCGCCGGATCCGCACGGCTGTCGCCGAGCGCGCGATCGCGCTGCGCCTGATCGTGCCGGGCAACGACGGCCTGTTCGGTCCCGAGTGGTCGCAGACCTGGCGTGCCCCGACACCGCAAGAGGTCGCAGCTGCCACACCGAAGAAGGCCCGGAAGAAGGCCGCCCGGCCGGCCCGGGCCCGTCGATCCACCCCGCAACCTCAGGAGGCCCGCCCATGACGTCGCCGTCCATGATCCATGCCGCCCGCCGCGCGCCCGACGCGCTCGACCACGTCATCCGCATGGTGCGGGTGATGCAGGAGCGGACGTCAGGCCCCGAGGAGGCCTGCACCATCGTCCACCTGTTCCAGGCGGGCTTCACCGAGGCGCAGGTCCACGCCTATCGCGATCCGGCCCGCGCGCTGATGCAGGGCCTGCCTACCGGCCTGCGCTACAACCCGCCTGGGCGTCTGGCCGCGAAGCTCGCTCTCGGTCGTGTCCCCGAGATCCGGGCCGCCTTCGCGCGGCGCCAAGCGGCGGAGCGGCCCACCTGGTCGGCGCCCGTGGTCACCGAGGCTGCATCCGCATGACCGCCGCCTCCGATCGCCTGAAGGCGAAGATCTCCGCCCTGCGCGCCAAGACGACGGGCGCCGGCTGCACGGAAGCTGAAGCGATGGCCGCGGCCGAGGTCGCTGCGCGGCTGATGCGGGAGCACGGCTTGTCGGAGGACGAGCTGGTGATGACGGAGTCGACGGCGGCCGAGGCCTCGTCGCGGCCGAACTGGCGTTGGGATCTGGTCAACACGATCGCGGCCGTCACCAACACGGCCGCGATCTGGCAGTGGAACCGCCAGTTCCTGTTCATCGGTCGGTCGCCGGGCCCGGAGGTTGCGGCCTACCTGCGCGACCTGTGCGTCCGCTCGGTCGAAGCCGAGGTGAAGCGCTTCCAGGCGGGCGAGTTCTACCGTCGCCGACGCAACCTGCGCACCCGACGGGCAGCCACGACCGACTTCACCGACGCGATGGTCCTGCGGCTGCGCCAACGGCTGACCGCGCTGTTCCGCGAGTCGCGCGATCCGACCGCGCTCGCGGCCGCGCAGCGTGTCCTGGATGCGCGCTTCCCCGACACCCGGGAGTGCGGGCGATCTGCGCGTGACCCGCGGTTCCAGGACGCTGCCTGGGCCGGCCATCGCGCCGGCGATCGCGCCCGCCTCGACCGCGGCGTCACCAACGCCGGCACGGCGCCGGCCGGTCTCATCGAGAGGGCATCATGACTGCAGGCCTGTCCACATCGGGCGACGTCGCCGCCGCCGAAGGCGTCGCGGCCGACGAGCTGAAGCAGTTCATCGAGCGCCTGGAGCGCCTCGAGGAAGAGAAGGCCGGCATCATGGGCGACATCAAGGAGGTGTTCGCCGAGCTGAAGGGCCGGGGCTTCGACGCGAAGGCCGTCCGCACGATCCTGCGCATCCGCAAGCAGGACCACAGCGAGCGCCAGGAGCAGGAGGCGATCCTCGAGCTCTACATGCAGGCGCTGGGGCTCGCGTAATGCAGCGCCGCACCCCACGGATCATCTGCAAGTACTCGTGCGGCGACGCGAGCGCGGTGGCGACCAAGCTCACCATCGCGAAGCACCGCGGCACAGACCGTGAGGTCGTCGTCCTCAACAGCGACTCGCGGTCCGAGCACCCGGACAATGCCCGCTTCCGGCGCGACTGCGAGCGGTGGTTCGGCCAGCCCATCGTGGTCGTGGCCTCGGACCGCTTCCGCGACATCGACGACGTGTTCGTCCGTGAGCGGTTCATGAGGAGCCACCGCGGCGCGGTCTGCACCGGCGCGATGAAGCGCGAGCCGGCCAACGCCTTCCAGCGTCCGACCGACGTGCTGGTGTTCGGCTACACCGTCGAGGAACAGGATCGAGCGGCCCGCCTGCGCTCGCAGAGCGTCGAGGCGATGGAGTTCCCGCTGATTGAGGCGGGGCTCACCAAGGCCGACTGCCACGCGATCGTGGCCCGCGCCGGGATTGAGCTGCCGGCGATGTACCGGCTCGGCTTCCGCAACAACAACTGCCTCGGCTGCGTGAAGGGAGGCATGGGGTACTGGAACCACACCCGGAAGGTGTTCCCCGAGGTGTTCGCCAGACGCGCCGCCCAGCAGCGCGCGCTCCGCCTCAACGCGGCGTTCTGGCGGGAGCCGGACGGCACGCCGATCATGCTCGACGAGCTCGATCCGAACCGCGGCGACCATGACGGAGAGCCGGCGATCGACTGCTCCATCATGTGCGTGCTGGCCGAGCAGGACATCGGAGACGCGGCATGAGCGCAGCGCCCGCCCCGCCCCCAATCGCTCTCGAAGATCTCGACCGCGACGAGCTGCTACAGCTCATCAAGGCGCGGCTTTCCTTCAACCTGCGTCCCGCAGAGCTGTGGCGGGCGCGCTGGGACGTCCTCGCCCGTCGGGCGCTGGATGCCCGCGAGCGGGAGCTGGAGGCCTTCTCCGCATACGTCGCGGCCTTTGCGCCGATGGATCCCGCATCGGTCGCGCAATCCTTCGTCGACCCCGTCGCGGTCCGGGAGGCCAAGCGGGTCGAGCGGGAGCGCGCCGATCGCGCGGCCAAGCGCCTCGAGGCTGCCCGAGACAGGGCCTGGGACGCGCTGCAAGCCAGCCACGGAAGGACCGCCGCATGACCGAACGGCTCGCAACACAGCGAAAGCGCTACCGCATGGGCGATCCGCTCCTGCCCTTCGTAGAGGGCAACATGGGCGCGCTCAGGGTCCTCACCGATCTGTCGCAGAAGATCCAGGGCATGGATTTCATGATGTTCGTCCTCGACCTAGACGACATGAACATCCGCGGCTCGCAGATCTGGGTCGCCTACAAGGATGTCTGCAACACGGACCTCGACGTCCTGATCAAACGGGTGAAGGGCCGCGACGCGACGCTCGCTGAGGCGATCAACAAGGTTTGCCCGGACGGTGAGCGGGCCGTGGCGCATGGAGCCAGCTTTGCGCACCTCTGACACATCCGCTTGGGCGCTGGCCGCCCGTCCCATCGCCGGCGGCGTCCAGCTCGGGCTCGACGTCCTGGGCCGTGATCTCACCGTGGCGCTCGACCTGACGCGCGAAGAGGCGCGCGCCTTCGCCCGGGCGCTCCTCGCCGCTGCCGGCGACGCGACCGAGCGCACCTTCCCGCACCCGCAGATCCCGGAGGCGTGAGCCGTGCCTGATGATCCCGCGCCCCTCGTGCACGTCTATCTCACCCCCGACCCGCTGTTCGCCGGCGAGATCCTGGAGGTCTGGGGCAAGGTCGTGGGCGATACCGTCCACTATGGCGCGTTCGGCTACTGCCTCACCGGCGAGGGGCGCCAGTGGCACCGCCAGCGCTGGGCGGCGGAGAACTACGCGCGCCAGCTCCAGGCCGCGAGGCTCGCCCAGCTGCGCGATGAGATCGCCCGGGTCGAGGGCTTCCGCTTCGGGAGGCCGGGATCGTGACGCGTCCTTCGGAGAGCGACGACTATGCGGCCGGCTATGCCGACGCGATGCGCGATGCGGCCGCTCGCAGTGCGAAGCGCGCGGTCGACCTCCACACGCGCGCCAGCATGCTGACCCGCGAGGCGAAGTCGCTGCTGCGGCGGTCAGAGCAGCTGCGGGACGAGGCGGAGGCCTTCCACGACGCCGCGCAGAACGTTTGGGCGCAATGGGCCGACCGTCGGAACTGGCCGGACGTGCGCGCGCGGGTCGCGGATGCGCGAACTGGACAAGCCGCCGAGGCGTCCACGCCCACGCTCACCCTTGGCGATCCGGAGCCTTCAGCCGCCCCGGAGCTGCCGGCAGAGGAAGAGATGCGCCGGGCAGCCGGCCAAGCGTGGAGGGCGTGACGTGGGACGGCCGCAGCTCATACCTGAGATCGGCGACGTACCCGTGGCTAAGGTCGCGGCACGCATGGGCTTCGCCGGCGTGCGCGAGTTCGAGTCGGCGCTGCCCGAGCTGCGTCGGCGCGGCTTCCCTTCCGCCGACCCGACCTCTGGCCACTACTGCATCGAAGCGATCGACCGCTGGCGCCGCCGGCGCCATCCCGATCTCTTCCCCGAATTGACAGTCCTCGGCGAGGCGCGTGACGCTTCGGTCGCCAGACAGCGACTCGCGGAGAGACGAACCGGTGGGCACCGTGAAGATCCCCTACCTCGTCGTTCGTGAGCGACACGGCAAACGGCTGGCCTACTGGTGCCCGACGCCGAAGATGAAGGCTGCGGGGTTCTCGCTGATCGCGCTTGGCCCTGACGGGCCCGACGCCTGGCGCGATGCCAGAACCTGGAACGAGCGCTGGCAGGCGCACCGCAAGGGCGTGAAGGCGGCCGAGAAGCCGAAGTGGCCGCGCGGATCCCTCGGCGAGGCCTATGACCGCTACCGGGCCACAGAAGGTTGGAACCGCAAGCAAGCGCGCACCCGCGAGGACTGGGAGCGGGGCTGGCGCTACATCGCTCCGATCTTCGGCGACGTCGCCCCGCACACGGTCGATTACGACCTGATCGACGCTTGGTACGCCGACCTGATCGAGTCGGCCGGCGTGCGCGAGGCGCACCGGGCCATGAAGATCTGGCGCGCACTCTGGGTCGTGGCGGCCGCCATGAGCGGCGGCCGACCGTTCTACTGCGCCCGCGGCGCGGACCCTTCGCTCGGCGTCCGCCGCGTCACACCCAAGGCGCGGGCGGCAATCTGGCAGGAGCACGAGCTGCGCCGGATCATCCACCGCGCCTGGCGCGAGGGCTACCGCGGCCTCGCCTGCCTCGTGTCGATCATGTGGGACACCGCCTTCTCGCCGGTCGACGCCCGATCTCTCACGGCAGGCCAACTCGTGCGCGTCGGCCGCTTCGGCGCTTTCGAGATCGGCCGCGCCAAGACGGGGCAGGCGGCGATCGGCACGCTGTCGCGGCGGTCGGCCGTGCTGATGAGAGCCTATCTCGAAGGCCTGGGCCTGCGGCCGTTGCCGTCGACGCCGCTGTTCCGAACCCGAGAGGGGGCGCCGTACCGGAAGAACTCGCTCGCCGAGGACTTCCGCGATCTGCGCCGCTTGGTCGATCCGAAGGAGACCCGGCAGATGCTCGACATCCGTCGCTCGGTCGCGATCGAGGCGAGGGCAGGGGGTGCGTCACGGGAGCACCTGGGCGCGAAGCTCGCCAACTCGATCGCCGCCAACGCGGAGCTGGAGCGCACCTACCAGCCGGTCGACATCAATGCCGTCCAGGCCGTCGATCGCGCGCGGCTGAACGCCCGGAGGAGGGCGCGTGCCACGAGGGCCTCGAAATGAGTCGGCCCGCGAAGATCGCCTACTACGTCATCCGGGAGCGCCACGGCCGCAAGCTCGGCTACTGGTGTCCGACGCCCAGGATGAAGGCGCTCGGCTTCAGCCTCGTCCCGTGTGGCGAGGACGGTCCGGAGGCGCGGGCACAGGCGGCGCTATGGACAGCGCGCTGGCAGGAGGCCCGGGCAGCCAGCCGCGGCGAGCCGCCCGCGATCTCTCCGTCACGAAGCGGCTACGTCTACTTCCTGAGATGCGGGGACCGCATCAAGATCGGCTTCTCGAAACAGCCACTCTCGCGCGCCGGCGAGTTGGCGACCGGAATGCCGGACAAGCCGAGCATGATCGCCGCCTTTCGCGGCACCAAGGCCGAAGAGACCAGGCTGCACCGGCGCTTCGACGCCTAG